CTTCGGATGTGCCTACACGACCTGTTGTTGGTGTCATACATCGTCTCCCATCTTTGTCACTAAATTTTGAAGCGCTTCACGACGGGTATCGCCTGTGGCAGAATACACATGATAAGTCGTGTATTCATCCGTCTTGAGATAGGCATACCACAACCCTTTTTCTTGGAAGAAAGCGATGTGTAGTACATCAGTGGTCTTGGTTTTCTGGTATTCCCGATGCGCACGCGTTCGTGCGTCCCGAATATTCTTTTCAACGCCGATTACATTGCCGCGTGGGTCGTATACGTTGTACACGTCGCTGTGAAGCCAGCCGACACGGTAGCCAAGTTTCTCTAGTTCGTCGTCAAACGACATTGACCATTCGCTCATCTCATTTCACCTCATGATGGGGCTTGATATTCGCCCCGTGCGGCGCTCTAAACACATGCGGTTGGTTCATCAGAATGATGCGCTCCGGCTTTGCCAGCAGCCACGCCGGAGCGCCCGATTCAACAGCTTTCTCGTATGCCTTCAACGCACGAACCCATGACTGGTCAAGTTCGGTCTGAATGCGTGCAATATCATCCCATGTCAGTTTCATGGCTGTTTCCAGCTATCCGGCGCTTTTTCAGCGCTCATGTAGTTCTTATCCCGTCGTGCGTGCCAATTGGGTAAATACGCCCATTCATCGTCATGCTGGCGCACAAATGGCACTTCCACATAATGCAGCGTCATGTGCTGTAGCCAGCGTTTCGGGTCGTCTACGTATGCGCTGAAATCGAGCGTCAAGTGAATCTTGTAGGTCATCGGTCCTCCTAGAACAGCGGCAATTGAATATGCATCTTCGATGACAAACGATTGGGTGTGCGAATGAACAAAGACTCAACCGTAAGCGGTTCAACCTGTCCGGTGGCTCCCATGTAAAAATCTTCCAGTCGGATGAAGTAGTTAATGTCTCGCGCATCTTCCGCGTTGAGCTGCTTCATTTTCAGGACCCACATTTGGGCTTTGCTCAGCTTGTAGTAGGCTTCTGGGAGTTGCTTTGAGCGCTCCATTTCCATCAAAGTTCCCATATCCGGGACTGGCAAGGGCAGCTTCCACAATTCCCACAGAACCGTCGCCAGATAGGTCAATTTGCGCGTTTTCTTGGCGCTGCGAGTCTTTGATACCCACTTGTGCAAACGAGTTGGCAGAAGCCTTTTAAGTTCCTCTCGACAATGAAAACCTCGCGCTCTTCCTTCATGGGTATAGCTGTAAAGTGTTAGTTGGTGCGGATCGGCATTCATCCAGTGAGGCAGCGGATAAACACCGTAAAAATCGCCAATTCGTGTACGGGTAGACCAGTTGTAAGCGAGAGTCAAATCTCCGACACTGCACACAACAAAGGAATGCTCTCTCTTATCCACTCCAGGTTTATGCTTGTACGCGATGATGACTTGCGCATTGGCGGGATCGTTATGGTCGTACCACCTCATTTGAGGAAGCGATTGCCAATACTGACATTGAGGATGGGAAAGCCAATGTTTTTGGTAACAGCGCAGACGATCTTCAACGCCGAGCAGCACATCCACAATCTCGCGTTCATTACATCCACTCAGCGCATGACTGAGAGGCGGAAACGAACGAATCAGTTTGGCAGATAGGAGTTGAGTGGTCATTACCCTAACGCGGCCTCCACATACTTCTCCAACCGAAACACATCACTCAGCACCGCGTCCATTTCATCGACCATCGCAATCACCAGCTTGAAGTCTCCTACTAGGCGCGTTGCTGTGCGTCCGGTAAACAAAATCCCATGCGCGACTACCGCCTCATGCTCTCCGAAGCGTGCCATCGTGAACTCAGGAATGTTGGGCGTGATGAGCGCACTACCGCCCGACTCGGAAACCTTCAGCAGCAGGGCGTCCATCTCCTGACGAATGCGGGCCGCGCGTGCCGGATCACGTACTGCGATGCCGTTCAGGACGTTGCGATAGGCGCGGCTGCGTCCGGTGCGAATGGTGAGGTAGCAGGTGTTGTCAACGTAGGGCGTGGTCTGCGTGTCCCAGTCGATGATGAGTCTCACGCCACCACCTCCACACTTTCAACCCAGATAGAACTTGCTCGACGCGGGGACATCTTCAGGTAACGCTGTCTGGCGATACGCTGTGCATCTTCAGGCGTAAGCGCTGTGACCAGCACCTCCTGACGCTGGCGATGGTTTTTCTGTACCTGTGCGCAGATCAGCAGCTTCCACTGCTTAAGCTGCTGCTGGGCGCTGCGATAATCGCGCCACGCGGCAAGCTGTTCAAAATCATTCACGACAATTCTCCTGTGTTACGAATGACAAAGGGGGGACACACATAAGGGTCAAATTTGGCTGCAATTTCCAGCACGCGGGTAATCCGTTTCTCAGGTGCCAGTCGGGGCGATAATGCTGCCATTGCGCCGAACGCGATGCTGTTAGCGCTGCCAATAGCATCGAAATCACGTTCCCATTGCAGAATAGAGAAATCACATTCGATGCGGAATAACTGCCCCTGATACCCAATGAGCATGGCGCTGTACTCAGAGTTTTCCTGTCCCGCATCTGTTTTGCTGAACCCGTTTTCACGTAATGCCTGACGCAGCGCCGGAATAAACTCAACCGCCAGATAACGCAGCATTGATTCATCAGGCGTTGGTTTACGCAGGCCTGTCATGTGATGCTGGATGATCTGACGATAACGCGGGGAGCCAGCGGTTCCGATCAGCATCCCGTTTAACTGGATCACTTTCGCACGCGCGTTGATATGCACCATGCCTGCATGTTCGGTGATACTGTCTCCACCGATATAAACCTTCCTGTCATGCACAAGCCCTACAATTGCGGTCACTCTTTCACCTCCACGTGAAACACTCGGATAATGGTGCGGTCTTCCAGCACAATCGACACATTCGGTGTCGTCATGTTGGCTGCCAGTGGTTTGTTGCTCACAAAGGTTGTGTAGTGCTGGCGTTCCAGATGGGCGTAGTACCGCTGCGTGAACGCTGCCATCGCTTCTGCTATCCACGCCACCTCACGCCCCTCAAACGTCAGCCAGTCACGGTACAGGTTCGACTGTACAAAGCGGTTGGGGATGATGTGGGGATACACCGCCTTAATGACATACCTCATTTGTGGGCACGCTCCGCGCTCAGTTGATACACGCCAGAGCAGGGACGCACTGTGACATCGAAGCGCTCCTGTTCCAGTCTGCGTGACAGCCGATCCAGCGCGGCATAGTCCTTCGACGTTCCCGCGATGTAAATGCTGTTAGGGGTCATATACTGCGTATAACGCACACCGTCAGGGGTCACAAACATTTCAATCTGTGGTCGCATAATGCCTCCTGTTTTTAGTATTATACTATACATTGTATAGTAGCACAATCGACAAAAAGGGGATTGCGCTGATAGAACGGTTGTGCTATCCTTTGGCTATCGTGAAACTACGGCGTTTTTCCTGAAACGGTTTCCGCGCAATTTCACATTCCGTACTCTAGGGGGAGCAATCCCCCACCCGCCCCTTAAGTGCTATCGGCGGCACGTTTCTCCTAAGGGAGAAAAGGGCGCAGGTTCAAGTCCTGCGAGGGGCATTGGTTTCTGGGTTTCACCGCAAAAACCCTGAAGATATGTCGCCAACACAGTGTTGAACCCAGTGGGGAAGTCCGTGCAAGTCGGATAGGGCGAACAAGGGCGATGGTGCATCAGTAGGGAGATAGAGGGCTTCCGACTAATCCCGACGACCTAGCCCGATAAAACGGTTGACCTGTGCCGCACAAACAGGGAGCCATAGAAGCGTTGAAGTTGGGTGTTGAGACCGTTGTAGGTTAGCCTGCTACAAATTCCCTGACGACGGAGATGCCTGATGGAGTGGAGGCGATCAGTAGCTACATTTTGGAGACTGGTGTAAAGGGCACAGCGCGGGTTGATCGCCGCGCAGGTGAGAGTGCAAGCCTCTCCCCATCCACTACCTTTTATCGCAAGTAGGGTACTGAATCAATCACGAACGACTGTCGCCCGACGGGGAATTATGATGTAAAGGGCAGCGGGGCGGGTTGAGGGTCGAAAGCGACGATTGACCGCGATCGGGCTTTCCGTAGGGTGCGGCTCGCTGCTACGGTGGACAACATAACCGTTATGGCGTCATGGGGTGGCGCGGGGAGGGGTCTCCCTGTCTGGTCAGAACAGACTAGCGGTTCATTGACTGAGGTTGCGGCGGCCCTCTCCGGCGCTGTACTCGGCAGGTGAAACCAGAGGGGTGACACCGCTGAGCGCCGGGAAAACCGAACAACAAACGCCTTTCGGGGCGTTTTTTGTTTTCACCTACAGGCGAAAACTCGCTGGCGAAACATTGAGACAATAGAATAAATGTGCTATAGTTAATCTACGCTTGATATACAATTAAGGGTTAACTCAATGGCAACATTCACCAAGAACTTTTATGGGTCAACGGGGCCAGCGTGGACAAGCATCGGCAGTAACACGATGGTCTTCTGTTCCTCCCTCACCGATCTGGCGACCAACATCACGGTGGCATCATATCAGGACGGGACGCACATCGGTAACGGCGACCCAGGCACAGACCAGTGCGGCGCGAACCACGCCAACAACGTCAAGTACCTGACTTCCTCCACCATGAGCGTCAACGGCGGCGGGTCGGAAAACATCAACGACACCAATCTGGTCGCCAACGAATGCACGCTGCGTTACGACTTCGCCGATGCCGCCAGCGTCGCCATCACCAGCGCCCGTTTTTACTGCTTTAATGCCTCCGTCACGACCACACGCGCCAGCGGCTTGGATGTGCAGGCGTTTGAGCGCGGTGTGTCGGCAACGGCATGGACGCAGATCAACAACGACTCCGGGGCAACCGGAGGCGACAACAGCGGGCAGCGGCTGGATTTGGGGAATAAAAGCGCCGCCACTTCCCATAACTGGTATCTGGCGATTAGCGCTAGTCCCGAAAGCGTGGGCGCAAAAAGCGCATTCGACTTCGGGATAGCTCTTATATACAGCTAAGGACACCCATGTTTAACGCACTGATCCAACACGGGGCAGTCCAGCAGCATGAGGGCTGGATCGCGCTACTCAACACAGGCGAACTGGTGTTTGAAAACGCGGCGTACACGGGCATGGCGGGCGAACTGACGAGCTGGCAGATGCTGCTGACACGCTGTCGGGCCGACAACGTGCGTATCGTCGGGCTGGCGCTGCGGCGCGCGGGGGCGTGGGTGATCGCGATGGACAATGCCGACAGCTATTTTCAGGCGCGTATGGCGACCAGCGTATTGAACCAAACGCGTGAAGAACACTTTCAGGGCATCGGCACGGTGCTGGAAGCGCAGGGGCTTATCCAGATTACCTGGGTGAGTCAGTTTGGCGTGGTGTATCACGATATGCAGCCCTTAAGCGCGCAGTGGGTACACACCAGCCAGCGCCAGCTAAACGATTTGTATACACCGTAGGGGGAATATGCCTACCGCATGGTATTTGTGTCCCTACAGCGCACGCAACTGGCGGCGCGTCAACGATGCGCGTTACTGCGCCATGCTGGACTTCGATGACCTGATTACGGCAGATGGCGGCGCATGGGCTGAAACGGAAGTGTTGGGCAATCATGCCATTGTCAAGGTGCGCGCGTCGGCAAATACGCTGACCACCATTAACGCGGCGGCAGGGTTTACCCGTCTGCCCAAGGATCGGTTAGACGCCCCGCTGAGCGACCTGACGACCCAACAAAAGACCGCCATTCGCAACAAGGTGCTGAGTCTGGGTTATACCAGCAAGGAAATCACCAATCGTTTTGGCAGTGACCTGGGGGCGTACACCTTGCGCGACGTGCTGCGTTTTGTAGCGACCCGCCGACTGGAAGCGCGTTATGACGATGTATTGCAGCAGGTCGTGTTAGACGGGGCAGTAGTTACCCCGCGTTCCATTGAAAGCGTAGACGAAAGGGTATTGTAATGGCAGATAACGTGGCAATTAGCTTTTTAGCCGTTCAATCTCCTGCTCTAATTCATGGATACGGGTTAAGGCAAGTTGCCATTCGTGATAATAAGTGCCATAGCCAGATGTTTCACCAGGTTGATTTTTGCCGCGAATATAAAGACGGAGGTTGGTAGGGTCGTTGTTAGTCTTGATACCATCCATATGATCGACAAGTTCATTAGATTGTAAAGGACGCTGCAATTGCCTAGCCATAACAAGACGATGTTCGAGAAGATAAGTCCGTTTGTCTTTCATAGCTTCATAAAGCCAAAGGTCTTCTTGCGCAATCGCGGCGCGACCAAGTCGGATATATCCTTTGACGGGTTCAATTTTTTTACCTTGGCCGAGATTAACCCAATCATGCTTCTTTTCAAATCCAGAGCACGGAATACATCTCCCGGTGAATTTACCTTGTCGTATTTTTGCGGCGATAGGTCCCGGAGATTTCAAACGCTTTTGCCCACAATCGGGGCACGTAATGCGGACGTGAGTCAACCGCTGCCCTTTAACCAAAACAATCTCTGTGTCATCCCAATCAACTTGTGGATGGGCTGGTCTTTCGAGTCGATCAACCCTCACTTTATTCAGCAGCCTATCCTTGTAGCAATATCCCGTATATGTTCCCTTGCGGATACGATAAGCAACTTGCCCCGCGTCATCGAATTGTTTTTTGTGGCAGTAAGGGCATGTGGTTTGTACCAGCAATCGTCCATTTTCAGCGCGATAAACTGTATTCCAATCAACAGCAGGATGCGGCAAGCGTTCAAATTTTTGCTTCATTACCATGTTGATCCTCCTTGTAAAATTATAGCATTCAATGGCGGAGAATGTAATGGCTGATAATCTAGGATACACAGCGGGCGCTGGTTCAACAGTAGCCACAGATGATGTAGCGGGCGTGCATTACCAGCGGGTAAAACTGGTCAACGGCACGCTGGATGCAACGGACGCGATCCCCGGTGATGCCACCAACGGGCTTGACGTGGATGTGACGCGCGTGATCCCCGGCACCGGAACCACCAACTTAGGCAAGGCGGAAGATGATGCCCATACATCAGGGGACGTGGGCGTACTCGCGCTGGCGGTGCGACGTGACAGCGCGGCAGTAGGCACAGGGACAGATGGCGACATATCCACCCTGAACGTGGATGCGCAGGGGCGGCAGTGGGTGCGTCCCGCGCCTGTGCAGGTGCGCATCAGCGTGACCCCTACGATCAGCACGACCGCCTATACTTCTGGCGATGTCGTGGGCGGGTTGCAGACCATCTCTAACGCGGCGCGCATCAGCGGGGGGAGTGGAATAATCCAGTCGATTATTGTCGTAGACAAAACACAAGCGCAGCGCGCGGCGATGGACATTCTCTTTTTTGACCGTTCCGTCACGGTTGCGGCAGATAACGCGGCAGTTGCCACCAGCGATGGCGACATGGCAAACATTCTTGGCGTTGTCTCTATCGGTCCGTACAACACCGCATGGCCGGGCACGCCTCTCAACAGCGTTTCAACACTGCTCAACGTCGGATTGCCGTTTGTGCTGAACGGGACAGATTTGTATGCGGTGGCAGTGGTACGCGGCACGCCGACCTATACCAGCACGTCAGACCTGATTTTCATCTACACGATTTTGCAGGATTAAAAAATAGAAAGGATTTCGCCATGCCCGCGCCAGAACACATTCTTGTGTACCGCATTCAACAGGGCACGTTTCGCAGCGATGCCCCCGGCAGTCTGGTGATGGATCTGGGAATACAGGCCGGATACCTGAACGACAGCAATGAGTTTATCAAGCTGTCTATCCTGAAACACACCATGTCACCGCAGGGCGTAGGCGATCTGTTTACCGCCAACCCCAATAACGCCGTAACCCGCATCGAAGATTTAACCACTGCGCTGGGCACGTACCTGCTGACGAACGCCATTATTGACGGGGCGCTGGTCAGCTAATGAGCGTTGGATACGCTATTCATACCCACGTCGGCGCGGGGACGCTGCAAGCCTCCACGGGTGCGTCCACCGTTGCCGTTAGCCCCAACGCCTCGACGCGTCCACTGGATCTGGTGGTGGTGGTCTGTTACACCGCAGCAGATGCCACGCTGGTCAATGACGCCGGGGATGGCTGGGTTATCCTTGATTCAGGGTATGACAGCGTCAACACCTACGGCATTTTTATCGCGGCGTGTATCGCGTCTCGCAACGGCGCATCAGGGTATGCAGGGTTAACCCTGCCTTCCAGCGCCGCCTATACCGCGCAGTGTTCCACGTTTCGTATCCTGCAACCGTTTAAGTTTGATCTTGCTGTCCGCGCACGCAGTACAGGCTGGTTTAACGCCACCGCATCCTCCACGACCAGCAGCGCCCCCGCTATTCTGCAACCCTACGGGCAAGTGCTCGACATTCTGGGACGCGGGTACAACAACGGCGGCACGACCACGACCAGCGGCAACGTCACCAGCTTTACAGAACGTTTTGACACAGGGCAGGTCAGCCCCGCGCATGGCGTGGTGCTGAATGATCGTACTGCGCTGGTACTCGGCACGCAGCAGAATGCGCTGGTGTCCGGCACGCTGGCAGTGGCCAAAACCAACCGCGCGGGGGTACGCGCCATGATCGGGATCGTCGGCAATACGACCAATCGCGGGCGTTATATGTCCAATCGCCGCGCAGGGGGATAAATGTCACTGCTGCTGCTGTTTAATGCGCCGCCCTCGGGGGGAACCTATTCCTTCCCTTCGACGGGCATACTGGATGATTTTAACCGCGCCAACGGCGGGGTCGGTTCCAACTGGACAACCGACCCTTATGGCTTTGGCAGCGGCGGATTGCAGATTTCCAGTAATCAGGCCAGCAGCAGCGCGGGATTTGCCGAAAGTTACTGGAACGTCTCGACGTTTGGCGCAGACAGCGAAGTTTATGTAGACATCCCCACGGTGGGATCGTCCGGTCACGAAGTCTCGCTCGGCATTCGGCTACAGCAGGTCGGCGCGGCAACTGTCGATGGCTATTACATCCAGATGCTGAAGGCGGCGGGCACAGACACCGTCATCGTGTACCGCGTCGATAACCAGACGCCGACGCAGCTGGGGTCAACGATTAACCAGGAGTTTAGTTCCGGGGACGCGCTGGGCGTCAGTATCATTGGCTCGACCCTCGAAGTGTGGCGTAAACCCTCCGGCGGGTCGTGGACGAGCCTGGGCACGTTCAGCGACAGCACGTACAGCAGTGCCGGATACATTGCGCTCACGATTGAAAACACCACAGCACGCGTGGACAATTTCGGCGGTGGCAAGGTCGGTTATGCTATCAGCGATAGTTTCAGCGCGTACCTGAAGGGGCAGGCCAGCGCCAGTGATACACTCGCGGCGTACCTCAAGGGACAATCATCTGCCAGTGACAGTGTAGCCGCCTTCCTCAAGGGGCAGGCGCTTGGCACAGACGCCGTACCTGCGTATCTGCGTGGGCAGGCGTCATCCAGCGACAGTGTGAGCGCGTACCTCACAGGACAGGCATCGCTGGCTGATGTGTTGAGTGCGTATCTGCGCGGACAATCTTCCGCCAGTGACGTGTTAAGCGCCTACCTCAAAGGGCAGAATAGCGCACAGGACAGCCTGAGTGCGTTTTTGCGGGCGCAGTTGAGTGCCAGCGATAGTTTCCCCGCCTTCCTCAAGGGTCAGCAGTCCACGCAGGACTCGTTTGCAGCATTCTTGCAGGCGCAGGCGGCAGGGCAGGACAGTTTCAGCGCGTATCTGCGGGCACAGGCCAGCGCCAGCGATGTGCTGAACGCCTACCTGATGGGCGTGCTGTCAGCCAGTGATACGCTGTCGGCCTTCCTGAAAGCAGAAGCGGCCAGCAGCGACAGTTTCAGCGCTTTCCTTCAGGCACAGGCGGCAGCCAGCGACAGCCTGAATGCGTTTTTGCGGGCAGAGGCCGCAGCCAGCGACAGTTTCAGTGCCTATCTAAAGGGACAAGCCAATAGCAGTGATACGCTGTCGGCCTTTCTGCGGGCGCAGGAAACCGCAGCAGATACGTTTGCCGCGTATCTACGGGCAGAGGCCGCAGCCAGCGACAGCTTCAGCGCCTTTACGCATGGGCAAGCGCTGGCGACAGACAGCTTCAGCGCCTATCTGGAAGGCGTGGGATCAGGGGCGGCAGCCAGCGACACGTTTTCCGCTTATCTGCATGGGCAGGCCGCCAGCAGCGACAGTTTTTCAGCCTATCTGCGTGGGCAGGCCGCCAGCAGTGATACGTTCAGCGCCTATCTGCGCGGGCAAGCCACAAGCAGCGATGCCGTGCCTGCCTTTTTGCGTGGGCAAAATAGCGCACAGGACAGCCTCAGTGCTTTCCTTCAGGCACAGGCCAGCGCCGCCGACAGCGTACAGGCGTACCTGCGCGGGCAGCTCAGCGCCAGCGACACCTTCAGCGCGTTTCTAGCGGCACAGGGGCAGGGGACGGATACCCTCGCGGCGTACCTGCGCGGGCAGGATAGCGCGCTGGATTCTGTTGCAGCGTACTTACACGGGCAGGGAAGCGCCAGCGACAGTTTCAGCGCCTACCTGGTCGGCGGGTTCCTGATCCGCGCGCAAGTGGAAAACACCTTTGTGGCGCATCATCGGGAGCGAGGATACACAGCGGCAGACCGGGGGCGCGACTATACCGCCCAGGGACGTGACAGAGACTACACGGCACAGGACAGGGACCGGGACTTTACAGCAGCAGGGCGTTATCGGCGCTATCGGGTAAAAAGGTAAACACACATGGCAAATGAATTCGACAATCAAAAAACGAAAAAAGCGGCGGAGTCGGTGGTCTACGAAATCGACTGGCGCGGCGCGGGCAATCGCAAGGCATTACGTGACAGCGATACCATTGCGACCAGCGCATGGGCATTTGTGTCCACAGGGCACGGCATGACCCTGGATAATGATGGGGTGGTGGGTACAAACACGGTGGCACAGGTGCGCCTTGTCGGTGGAACTGTCGGCGGGCCGTACCAACTGCGTAACACGATCACCACCAGCGCCAGCCCTGTGGAAACGCTGGTCGAAGATTTGTTCATTACGGTGGAATAGGTTTTCGCCTATAGGTGAAAACTACCCCTTATCATGAAGCGGGTAGGGAGTGTTCATTTCACCTTCCATCATACAAAAACAGAGCGATAACGATCAGCACACGGCGGTTGCTGCCCCCGCGTAAGTAGGGGGTATTGGGGAACCGCGCCACAAAATAAGCCCCCAGCGCGTCCAGTGCCGCAACTGTCGTTTCCTTCAGGTGAATGTGATACACCTGCCGATTATGCGCCGTGATGTCGGCATAGGCTTCGGCAGCGCGCAGATAGTCCTGTTCTGTAAGGGGGTCGCCGCGTTCAATCAGGCGGCCATACAGCGCTTTCACCGCTACTTCCACCCCCCACGAACGCCCCGTCACAACAGGCAGTCCCAACGCCTGAAGTCGCGCCGCTGCCGCCTGCTCCACCCGCGTAAGCTGCTGCTCCATACGCGAGTGCAGCGGGATTTGTTGTTTTAACCAGTGTGCCATTGTTGTGACCATCGTCTATCCTTTAACACACACTATACGTTACACAGTGCGGAAACACAAGAGTGCGCTTAACTCCGTCTTCCGCTGTCCGTTTGTGCTGTTAAACGCCTTTATGGAATGCCTTCCGCGTCGTGTTATGCAGTGTCCCATTTACGTGCGCTCGTTTTTTGCGTGAAATTCTGTTCCCGCGATGAGCGCGCGGCACACGATATTCAATCGACCCGTCGGGCAGCAGACGCGCCAGCGAATCGGGATGATCCAGCAGCGGCGTGATGGTGCAGCCCCAGATCGGGTATCCGCGTTCGTGCTGGCTGATGATCTCCCAGTCGATGCGCGTGACGCACCAATCCGCATAGGGATGATTGCAGCGCGAACGTGTCGCGTCCAGGATGGCGGGCGGTTCGTAAAAGGTAATGGGCATCATTCGTCACCTTTCAGCGCAGCCTCAGCGCGTGCGCCTTAATCGTCCATTACGTCACTGGTGAAATCATTTAAATCAGGGTCAAAGCGTTGGCGGTAATGAGGTTGTGCTGCGTACCATTCCAGCGCCGCGCGAAGCCGCGCGGCTTCGCGCATGGTGTCGAGTAGTTGGCTTGCGAGTGTTAGCGCTAAATGCGTAATTCCATCGCTACGCAGTTGCAGCGTGCCATCGTTTATAAAGGCCTCAAGTTCCTCAATCGTGTAGGTCATATTCTCTCAACTCCTACAAATACCCATTTACAACACTTATTCTTCTTCTCTGTCCGGCGCTTGAAACACAATATGATACCGATTGCGTAGCGGTGGCGTGCGCTCAATCGCAAGGCTAACAGTCCCCGCCAACAGAATTTCATCACGCGATAGCAAGCGCGAAAATGTCACATAGTAAGTGTGCTTTGATGAAACGTAGACATCCTCGACAATTGGAAACCGCAGCGTTTTAAGGCGTTGACGTAACCATGCCTCTTGTTTAATTTCCTCTTGTTCTTGGTTCAAAAAGTCGGCACGCATGTTGTCTCGACTTTTAGCGCTCGCTTCCATCAACTTGTCCTGATACTGCGCTACCAAGCCTTCAATCAGGTCATGTGTCTGCGTGCCAAATGTGACGTGCAAGCCGCTGCCGGACATCAGGATTTCAAGCTGGCGCAGCACGTCATTGGCGATCAGGTGCGATGGTTTGTCCAGGTCAAATTGGTGTGTCATCTCATCTACGCCCCTCACGCCGATTTATACGCCGTGCGATGCGTGAGTAGCAAGTTCCACATACGAAGAGACCGTCTATAGTCACTGGTGATATGTTTTTGCGCGCGCAGCGTTGGCACACGATTGGGAATATCTCTCGAATGTTCGTGATTGTTTTTTGCATTGCATTCGCGCGCTGGTAGTCTTGAATCTGCGCTGCGTTATCTGCCTCACGATATAAGAAGTGTACAGCCTCAATTGGTTGTTTTTCTTCAGCATGTCCCCACAGTATCGCTATGAGTTTCTCGCCATCTGCATAATAGGCTGTGGCGGTTTCATCGCTCGATAGTCCATCATATCCTAGTAGTTTCATTTTCATTTCACCTCATGATGTGGTTTGATATTCGCGCCATATGGCGCTTTAAACACTGATGGCTGGTTCATCAGGATAATGCGCTCAGGCTTTGCCAACAGCCATGCCGGAACGCCCGATTCAATCGCCAGTTCGTAGGCTCTCAGCGCACGCACATACGACTGGTCGAGTTCGGTCTGGATACGTCCAGCTTTCAGGAGCCTTCTCAGCACTCATATAATTTCTGTCCCGCCGCGCGTGCCAGTTCGGGAGATATCTCCACTCGTTCGGGTGATTGCGCACGAATGGAACCTCTACATAGTGCAGCGTCATGTGCTGTAGCCAGCGCTTCTGGTCGTCTATATATTCGCTGAAGTCTAACGTAATGTGAATCTTGTACATTTTCATCCTCACTTTGTACTCACTACTCGCGTAGCATTTAGGACGCATGATAAGCGCGGTTATCGGCTAGTAGTCATCGCCGTTCCAATTACCCTCTACAGCTTCTGAGGATATGCCACAGTTATAGCAATCAAACCACCAACCACGTACTTCTGCGCCGTTGGGTAGTTCGTCTATTTGACCTTCGCGGAAAGTACACGGATCACCGCACTTTGGACAAATGTAACCGTCTGTGGCAGTGAGGCGTGTGGCAAACTTGCCAATGCTTTCGCCAGTGTCAAAGCTTGACCATTCAACTGATATAGTGGACTTCATAAATGTTGGAGTGACAGAATCTTGAGCTTTTGTGAGTTCAAGACACCTATCTAAGCGCAGTGAATAATGCGGGTTCTTAAACGTTACCCACACTTGCAGAAATGCGTCAGATTTTATGCTGCCTACAGTGTTAAATTGCTCTTGCCGATCAGTGCGCTGGCGCTGTTGCCCAACTAAAACCCCAGCCTCTTTAGCTACTGCCTCAGCATAATCCGCAACCGCACTCTGAATATCACATCCAAGTTTGTTGTATTCGGTAAGCGCGGCCTTGCGTTGTTTATCTAATGCTTCTATATGCTGCTTCAATTCATCGACTGTCATTTTATGCTCCTTGTTGTTTACCCTTGATAACGGCATTTATCTAAAAGCTATTTGCTTGCCCAATTCTTGCCTTTTAGAATGCGGTAAATAGTCGTTTCGTGAACACCATATTCACGCGACAAAGCTACTTGCAAGCCCCACTTACGCGGCGCATCTGCAAACCGTTTACGGATGGTATGCACTTGCTCAATGGTTAGCTTATGCGTGCCATAATGCCGCCCTTTGGCGACCATGTCTTGCATATTGTCTTTGGCAGTGCCTAAAAACAGATGCCTAGGATTGACGCATGATGGATTGTCGCAGCGATGGCAAACGTCTAAAGCTGCATCAAACTGCCCATATGCGAGGATGTAAGAGACACGATGCGCCCGCATAACACGCCCGCCAATTGCTATCGTGCCATAGCCGCAATTCAGTGCGCCTTGCCAGTGCCAGCATTCATCAACACCAGCTTTCGCAACCTTTGACCAAAAGCGCTGTATATCCTTATCGGTGTACATCATGCCCTCTCGCCTCAAGACTCGCTAGAGTAATACCATCTGCACAGGCACGCGCTCTGGTGCCTGCGGCATCGGTTGATCGTACACCAGCCCCGTTTCAAAACTGGCCTGCTGCGTCCCATTACGGCGGCTGAAACACGGCCCGCACAGTGTCACGTCGCCGTTGTGGACACGCACGATAACCTCATTGTCGTTGCGCGTCGCGCGTTCCTCCGGCGTCCCCATATCCTTGCCGCAGTCGTCACAGCGGATAGGCGTTCGCGCTGCCGTTTTCACCTTGCCCAGATGCGCCAGCACGACCGTCACGGCACGTTCTCCGGCGCTGCTCAACTGCCGCTGCCACGCATCGTTACTAGGCGACCAGTGGAAACCGTGCCGCTTTAACAGGGTGATGGACTCGGCGTCGGGTTTGCCGGGGAACTGCAACCGGATGCGGTTGTCGGTTGTGTCGCGGATCAGCGTTACATCACCGTAGGTCTCCTGCTCCGGCTGAGAGGCCGCGCGCTGCACCTGCGCCTGCAATTCGCTCAGGCGTTGTTTCATGCGGCGAATGTTGGCGTTGTTGTTGGTGAGTTGGTAATCGGGATACCCGACACGCCCCCTGTAATCGCCTTGCAGCAGTTTGTCAGCGGTCTGCTGGCTGATGTGCAGGTGCTCAATCAGCGCAGGGGCACGCTGTTCCGCTGGCAGGCGCATCACCTTACGCAGCGCGGCATTGGTCTGTTTCATGTGCGCCTGTTCGGCTTCTGCCGCCGTGATTTTGGCTTGCAGCTTCAGTATCGCCTGCGGGTCGTCTGACGAGATAACATCGTGGTTTTCAGCGCTTGCCGCCTTTTGTTCAAGGTCTTTGGCGCGCTGTAGTTTCTCAAAGCCGCGTCGCCACGTCCGGTCAATGCGGTTGCGATAGCTGGTGTCCCACTTCTCGCTGTGGTGTCCCTTCAGGATCGGCTGGCCGAAAGGGATGATGGACGCCATCTGTTCGGCGCGGCGTAGGTCGCGTGTGGCATCGGTACGCGCGGCGTCGGCTGCTGCGTGCATCCGTTCAAGCCGTGACTGCACCCGCGTCTGGTACGCTTCGATGCGTTCAGCGCAGGACGCGCACAGGGGCTTATCGTCGCTGGTGGACGTTGTATTGCTGGCGCAGATCACACAGCGCTGCGGGGCAGGCTGCGGCTGGTCGTAGAGCGTGCCCGTGTCGAAAGCCAATGTCAACGACGATACTGGCACGAGACGATTCTTGCCGTCGCCGCCATGAACAAAAGCCTTTACCCCATAGCCACCTGTGAGCGTTCCCGCCGAATGTTCAGTGCCGACGATAGAGCCAATTTTTAACCCCGCGAACTCGGTGAGAACAACATCGGCAGCAGCCGTGATAAGCGTCAGTGTGTTTTCGGGGAGATGACCGAATGTTCCGTCCTCAAAGAGAAGGGATGCGTTGGCGTGTTCATGGCTAGGGTATGTCTTTTCGGAACGGAGAACCATTGCAGGTTTGCCGTAGCTGGTTTCAATGATGTCGCCACGTTTGAGTTTGCCGAGCATGGGGGAAGGCGTTTCGGCTTCAAAGAGAGCCGGTTGGTCATACATCATGCCCGTGTCGAAGGTCGGCTCAACCGTCAAAGATCCCTTGACAGTTGGAAAATCTTCTCGCCAGTGTTCCAGTGTCATGGGCAGGCTTTTCATGTTGCCCTTGAAGAAGATGCGAATGCCGTGTTTATCAGCCACATCCAGTAAGGCGCGGACATCACTCTCACGCGGCGGGAAATACTTCGGTCCCGATGAAGCCGCCCCGATGACAACCCAACTGATGACGCCGTGATACTTCTCAAATAGGTCTGAGAAGTCGAATGCCAGCGGTTCGGCACTAATCCAGCGCACCTTTGCCTTCACCTTCGACAGAGACTCAAAGGTACGTTCCAGCATCCGGCGCTGCTGTTCGATGCTCAACCGCTTGCCCCACATGAACGTGGGCGGGGTCGATGCGCCGATCCATACGTTATCGGGAATGTCGAAGTGTTGAACACGGACAGGGTTTTTGGTCAACATCTGGAAGGTGTGCCAGTGAGCGCGGCGGCACATATCCAGCACCGCTTCTATTTCCTCATTGGGAACCCAATGCCCGAATACATCTGCCATGCTGCCGACAAAAATTCTGGCAGGGGTCTTGAGTTTCAGCGGCTCATCCAGAATAGCGGGGTTCCAGTAGTGATGTTCAAACCCATGCGGATAGGCTTTCTGGGCGACGTTGGTTGCCACATCTTCGGCGTAGCAGTTGGCAATAGTGCCATCTGGCATCTCCCATGCACAGCCGTGTTTACATCCTGAAATTGGATTGTGGGTGTATTGAGTCCATTCTATCCCACGCCCACCATTCGTTTTTTGTTGTCTGTTCATCAGCTTGCTCCTGTGGTCTGGCCGGGGTTTACTTGTTCAACGCATCTACGTAGTAATTCGACTGAATGAGCGCATCACCAGCGATTGAGGCGGGCGTTCTGTCGCCAACGTAGTTACTCGCAATCGCCTCTAGCGCCTTCTGCGTAATCGCGAGGTTCGCCCGTGCCGCCGCCAACTGTGCGCGTAACGTCTCGTTCTCGGTACGCAGCGCGTCGAGTTCGGTAGGTTCCGGTTCCGTGTGAATACCCGTTCCGTAGCATTCAGGGCACGGCACGATATACAAACCGCTGCTAGTTACTGTGCCGCTACCATCGCAACGCTCACAAGGACGCTCAAAACCGTCTTCCGGCGTCGGTTCGCTTGTCGCGTCCTGTGGTTCAACGACGGCGGCGGGCGCTGCAATCGCACGCACATCCGACACCTTAACGCTGTATTCCTCATCACCTGTCGCCTTGTGGGCAAGGATATAACGCCCGCGATAGTAGCGAATAATGGTGTATCCATCTTCGCCAGCGTCTAACCGTTCAACCGTTGCGCCGATGGGCAGGTCAAATGTGTTGGGGCTGAAGCGCGCTAGTTCGTAACGGTAGATTTCCTCATCCGTTAGACGGTGGTCATAGTCGATTGTGCCGTAGGCAAACTCTTTGTTATCCTGTGCGTTGGTGAAACCTGCCGGAACTGCGCCGTACATGGCGGGGCGATTGAATAAGCCGTAAGTGAATGTTTCTGCCATTGTCGTTACTCCTGCTGCCTCTGTTCAATTGGTCATACTACTATACATTGTATAGTATTTTACCTAAAAGTCAACCTTAAGATTTTCTTGTGATTTGGCTGCTTTATACAGCCTACTTTTGTTTGTCTTAATTCTAGTGTATAATCCGAGAAACAATCAGCACAAATGTTCGTGAGATGCTATGAGCGAAGAACCTAAAGGACGCAGACCACGCCAGCGGCGCACACCCAAACGCCGTGTGCGGGACAGACTGCGTATCTCTCAGATGTACGTCTACGATGGCAAGACGCAGGGCGAAATTGCCAAAGCACTCGGCCTGTCGGCGGCTACCGTCAACCGCGCTTTGCAGGAACTGGAAACAGGCTGGAAGGCGGAAGCGGCGCAGCATTACCGCGTGTGGAAACAAACGCTGGTGGATGAGGCGCTGTATCAACTCGAAGAATGGTACGCCGCGTGGCAAAAGAGCAAGCTGCCGCGTGAGGTGGACAGCACCAAACAGAGCGCCGGGGCCGATGGCAAAAAGGTGGAAGTCAGCAAACGCACCGAGGGACGCGCGGGGAACCCCTCGTTTCTCAATGGTGCGGGGCAGACGCTGGATCGCCTGATGAAACTGACGGGGCTGGATGTGCAGAAGATCGCGCCCACCAATCCCGATGGCACGCAGGAATACAAACCCTTCAGCCTTGAGGATTTCGGGGCCATTATCGCCAAAGCGCGCGAGTATGAGGAAACAATAAAGGATGGTCGCAGCGGCACAGACAACGGAGCGTGAATGGATCGTCGCTGAAATTGGCAAGTGTGCGACCTCTCCTATCTACTTCGTGAATGAATACGTACAAATCTTTGACCCACAGGTCGGAAGCTGGTTTGCCTTTAAACTGTGGAAGGCGCAGGTAGAAGTGCTGCACCTGATGCACACGCGGCGCTACATTGTCGGGTTAAAGGCGCGTCAGATCGGCATGACGACGCTGGCCCTCGCCTATGCGCTGTGGGAAATTCTGTTTCGCCCGATTGCCTCCGTCATGATGTTTTCGCGGCGCGATGAAGAAGCCAAGGACATGCTGCTCAGGCTAAAGGATATGTACCTGAAACTTCCGACGTGGTTACAGGCGCGGTATATCGACACGGACAATGCCCACCTGTTAAAACTTTCCAACGGCTCAATGGTGCGTGCGTTTCCCACAACAGGCGGCGACGCCTACACTGCCACGACGGTGGTTTGTGACGAATCGGATTTAATTTCCGATTTTGGGGCGCTGATGCGTTCGGCAAAACCAACAGTCGATAATGGCGGTAAATTGTTTTTGCTGGGGCGGCCCAACAAGGATAAACCCAACAGCATTTTTAAGGCGATTTATCGTGCCGCCAAGCAGGGGTTAAATGAATATACACCTGTGTTTTTATCGTGGACAGCAAGGCCCGACAGAGACGCGGTATGGTATGAAAAACAGAAGGCCGACTCTCTGGCGCTGGATGGCACGCTGGATTCCTTGCATGAGCAATATCCGGCGAACGATGCCGAAGCATTGGCATCCAAGACGTTGAATAAACGTTTTCCGCCCGCCATGCTGCTTAGTTGTTATGAGGAAGTTGCTCCCATCCCTCTGGAGCGCCTGCCCGAAAAATCACCTGTGATCCCCGGTTTAACCGTGTACAAGCTGCCGGAACAGGACGCCCGTTACTGTTTAGGCGCTGATCCAGCAGAAGGCAATCCCACGTCAGACGACAGCGCGGCGGTGGTTTTAAATGCCAAAACAGGGGAGCAGGTTGCGGAGCTATCGGGCAAGTTCCAACCGGATACGTTTGCGGCACACATCGCTGCCCTTTCGCAGTGGTATAACAATGCCCGCGCGATGGTGGAGCGTAACAATCATGGTCATGCGGTGCTGTTATGGCTGCGTTCGTTTCGCCCAGGGGTGCAGCGCGCATGGGGGGCGGACAAAAAAGAGGGCTGGCTCAGTAATGGGCCGGGGAAAACAATGCTGTATGACAAGGGCGTAGAAGCGGTGAAAGACCGGTGGACCATCATCCACAGCTTTAAAGCCTACACGCAGATGAGCAGTATCGAAGGCTCGACGCTGCGCGCGCCGGATGGCGATATGGACGATGTATCAGACGCCTACATGCTGGCGTTACAACTGGTGGGCAAATTAGGGGTTTTTGCGGGATAGGGGCATACATGGGCATTTTAAACCAGATCGGGCAGTTTGTAGGGCAGGTGTTTAACAGAACTGCCGCCGCGCAGTATATGGTGGGGGCGGATGGCAGTATTGTCCCCCTGTCTCCCAGCGCGGGGGAAAAAGCCGCGTCCCGTCCAGCCTCCTCCTCCATGATGTTATTCCCGTCATGGCGCGATGGACAGCCGCAGTGGAACCTGCTGAATTTAGACGCCTACATCGAAGAAGGTTACAACCTCAATACACTCATCCACAGCGCGATTGCCTACAAGGGACGGGCATACATGTCGGCCCCACAGCGCGCGTTTGGTGAGTCGATGGAAAATCCTGTGCGGATGCTGCCCAATCACCCCCTGAGTAAACTGCTGGCGCGGCCTAACCCGTACCAGTCCACAGCGGAATACCAGCAGTTACGCATGACGTACCTGAATCTGGCGGGCAACGCCTATACCTTTTTGCAGCGCGATCGCACTGGGGCCTTTCCCAAAGCGCTGTGGCTGCTGCGTCCCGATTGGGTCTACATCATCCCTGACGACGGGCACGGCATCAAGGGCTACCTGTACCGTCCCGACGGCTACACGACACAGGACGGGCTGCCCATCCTGCCAGAGGACATGATTCACATCAAATTCCCCAACCCCGGCGACCCGCTAGGGGGCCTGGGCTACGGCCTGTCGCCGATGACACCGCTGGCACAGTCGGGCGATGTGGATAACGATGTCACCCACTTTTTAAAGAAGTTTTTTGAAAACAAGGCGATGGTGGGCGGCGTGATTAAATACAACATGCCCATCGACGAGGCCACCGTTGGCCTCATCCGCAACCGTTACAAGGAAGTCTACGGGGGCAGTGAAAACTGGGGCGACGTGCTGATTCTGGATCAGTCCGCTGAATACCAGCGTATCGCCATGAACTTTGAGGAAATGAAGTTTGATGCGCTGGACAAACGTAACGAGAGCCGCATCCTCATGCCCTTCGGTGTCCCCGGCATCCTCATTGAAACGCTCAGCGGCTTGGAAAAGAGTTCTTACGCCAACAAACGCGAGGCGCGGATCATGTTCTGGGAAGACACCATGCGTAGTGAAATGCGTCTGATGGAATCGGATGACCAGTATTACCTGACGTACCCCGATGATGGCGCGTTCCCCATGCACGACCTGAGCGAAGTCCCCGCGCTGCAAAAGAACATTCCTGAACTGGTGAATGCGGCGCATAAGATGTGGAGCATGGGCACGCCGCGCGATGACGCGTACCGCACGGTGGGGTTAAACGTCCCGTCCACCGCAGATGGCGGCGTGGGGTATGTGCCGGGCAGTATGCTGCCGGTGGGCACGCCGCGCGCAGGGGTACAAACGCCAGACACAGCAGCGCAGGATGCACAGGATACGCTGGACGCACAGGCAGAACAGACCGCGATGGAAGATGCGGCAACGGTGGACAATGAGGGGGCAAAAGCACGGCCCGATTCTGTTCGCAGCGTGAAAGCGGCGGAACAGGCGGGATACGTTTACCTCTCGCTGGCACATGAGCCGCAGTTACTTGCCCTTCAGCAGTTGGCGAAAGCGGCTAATCCCGCGCTGGAACTCACACCGCCCCAACAGCTTCATATCACACTGGCGTATGCGCCGGATGTGGATGAAACAAGCTTCGACACGGTTTTCCGCGCCTGTACGCCGGAAGATTTAAACCTTGTCGTCACGGGAACATCCTTTTCCACCTTTGAACCGGAACAGGGACAGCCGACGCCGTTGGTTCTGAATATCCAGTACGACGACACGCTGGCACAGTTCCAGCGCCGTGTCTGTGAGGCGTTACAGACGGCGGGCATTGCGGTGAGCGAATACACGTTAAAGTGGGTTCCCCACATCACACTGGGATACTATGCGGAAAAGGTGGCGCTGCCTGCCACCTCGGACACTGTAACCCTGCGTCCATCTGCGGTCTGCTGGGCGCGTGAGGATTACAGGGTTGTCCATGAAACAGTGCTGCCCAACAACAAATCTGGTTATACCCATGAAGAAAAAACGCTCATCTGGAAGGCGCAGGATAACATCGCTCAATCTCACGAATCAGCATTCGCCAGCGAAGCGCGCAAACAGTTTGAAGCGGACAAACGCGCGATACTGGCGCTGGTGACGGATGCCAAAACCAAAGCGCTGGAACGTAAGGCCAGCATCGACTGGAAAGACCTCATTCCGCTGGTGGGTGCGTATCTGGCGACGGAAAGCATTCCGGCATGGCAGGATGGGTTTACGCCGCTGGTGGGTGCGGTGGCGCTGGATGTGGGCAATTACTGGGCGGGTCGTTTGGGGCGTGAGCTGGTGGTGGATACCGTGTTTCCGTCTGAGTGGTTAAGAACATACACGCTGGTGTTTGCAGACCCGATTTCACGCACGACAGGCGACGCGATACGCGCCATTCTGGAACAGGCGGCAGATGAAGGGTGGAGCATCCCGCAAATGCAAACGCGTATGGGGCTGGTGTTTGAGCAGTGGATGGCGGGAGGGGTATCCGCAGAAGATTTTGACTTCCTGAGCCAGCGGATGCCGCCGTATCGGACTGAAAACATCGCACGCACAGAAACGACGAGGGCGGCATCTGCCAGCGCAGACAGAACCTACCGTCAGTGGGGGGTGGCAAGACGCGAATGGATTCCCACGAACGACGACCGCACGCGCGACAGCCACGCCGCCGCCGATGGGCAAATCAAACCTATGGACGAGCCTTTTATCATCGGCGGCTATCAAATGAACTACCCAGGCGACATGAGTTTAGGAGCGCCATTAAGTGAAGTCGCGGAATGCAGATGCACCATCGCGGCTATCGCCTGATGTGATATAATGGCACACATGTTCTAGTTTTCACCTATAGGAGAAAACCTCATGGCTAAACGTAAACTGACTGAAGAACTGGCAGGCACAGCGCCCGAAACGCCCGTTGAACCGTCCTATACGGCGCTTTTTGCCAGCGGTGACAGCGTGGAAGCATACGTCGAAGACCTGTGCACCCCTTTGTATCTTGCCCCCTTCTATGAGGCTAGAATCGCCATTGCCTACGAGGGCAAGCGCCTGACCAGCATGGCGCGCGATCATGGTATCTTCCGTCTGGTGCTGGAAGATGAGACGCGCGTGTCCGTCGTCAGTCGCCAACTGCTGACGGTGACCCACACGCCGCTTGTGGAAGATGCGGCAGTGGAAGTGGTTGTCCCATTGAACGCAGTGGATGCTGATGGGGATGTGCTCAAGGCTAACGCCATTGAGTCTCAAGACGGGGACGCAGTAGGATAGCCGATGGCTGACATTCCGGTGATACGCGGCAGATTGCCCTACGAACAGGAGCGTGGCATCACGGGCATGGTGACGGTCTCCGAAACCTACGATGATGCGGGAGATGTAATAGACGCTACGGCGATATGGCAGGGCGGGGACAAGATACAGATTTACGCCCCGATGCTGGATGACCTGAACGCGCGTTATGCAGCAGTGAACGGGGACATCCTCACCGTCTGCCAGTACACGCTGAAACTTTTGGCCTATTATCCCGATGAACACCTGTACATCGCGCAGCGTATCGCGCCGCCGCTGGACGCCCCGACCACGATTGATGAGATTGAATTTTAGGGGGGGGATTAATGAGTGACATACCCATTCTTAAAGGCAATATCCCTAGCAGTATCGCGGGTGGGCGCATGGTCATCCATGACAATGTATTCCGTTCCCCGAAAAGCAAAAGGAGAGTAGCTTTTCATTGGTTAGGTGGGGAAATCTCGGCACTTCCAAAATGGGAGATTGAAGGAAGCCGATTTGCAGCACTAGAGGCTAACAGATTGACTTATTTTGAATTTACCTTTGAAGTGGTTGGATACTATCCCGATGAAGAATGTTATGCCGTGCGCCTGTTAACGGCTCCGCATGTTGTGAGGGTGACTTATAACGATGATACGGTATACGTTCAACGACGGGGGACTTACCGCCGTGAGGTGATCGCCAATAATCGACAGAGAGAACGCGATGGACGCGCTCACCCTTAACCGCGCCATTGGGGAACTATTTGGTTACCGTGTGGCACAGCGCCAGTATCTTGGACGCAGCGCCTACATCATTGAACGCAACGGACACAAGGAACCCTTTTCCGACTGCTGGCTGATTGAAGAACCATTGGCATGGGCAGAGTATTCCCCCAACTGGGCATTTGACGAACACGGCGCGGTGCAGCTTATTGCGGGAAACCCGCGCTTTGGCATTCAGGTGGTGGCAGGAGGCTTTCGGGTCACGGTGGCTGATACCGCTATTGTGGTCGAGCAGGTAGCGTTTGCCCATGCGGTGAGCGAGGCGTGGTACATGTTTGTGAAGAGTGAGGTGTGAGTGACAAGCCAATACCTGACCAACAAAACAGACCTCGCTATTGACGGGCAGTTTGTGTATCCCGCTGGCACGCTGCTGCGGGTGACGGGGCATGATGGCGACAGCGTGCGCGTTTCCGGGCATGTCTCAGGCGAACGGCGTAAACGCTGGCTGCACAAGTCGTTGGTGTGCGAACTGCCCACCGCGCCGGACGGGGAATTCTGGCGTGTGATATTCCCGCACGCTCCCGCAGATCGGGCGCAGTTATATCGCCCTGATGGCAAAACCGGACTGTTTATGATCTACAGCGAGGATGCTAAACGGCTGGTTGAATGGGTGCGGACACATCCCACACACGCCGACTCTGCGACTGGAATGCGCATTAGCGAACAGGGGTACGTGCTCACACTGCGCTATCTGAAGAATGAATTTAAGGGCGGGGGCTGGTTGTATTTTTTCGATTTTAACCTTAAGGCAACAGCGCATGAATAACAAACGCCCCAAAAAGACCAGTGCGCCCCCAACGGTGATTACGGTTGCGGAATTTGTGCGGGATGGCTGGCAGGCCAATATCGACAATGGCATCTGTGATGTGTATCGCCACCACCTGCTGAGCGGTATCTGGCGCTTGCCAACGGATCTTGTGCTGGCGGTTATTCCTATCGACCCGCCCGATCCTCCCTGTTATCTGCTGTCGAACGAGTGGGGGCAACATGCCGTACAGGCCGCCACGAAACTGGATGTGGTCTTTCGCCAGCCCAACAGCAAACCCGACACCCTGCCCGAAACACTCCCGCCGCTTTTCGAAACACAGTCAACGAAACGGTAAGATTGCATAATGCACTTGCACATTTGTTCTGTTATATGCTACAATTCCAAGAATTAACGAAACGTTGATTATTAAGATGCGAGGCTTAACACATGGCTCCAGTAGCACTCGGCACATCCATCACCCCCGGCGCGAACGCTGTTTTTGACAGCGGGCATATCGCAGGGGAAGCGCTGACCAACGGCAATCTGGTCTACCGTGACCCTGCCGACAGCAACAAACTCAAGAAGGCAGACCAGACATCGGCCACCAAGGCGCAGGTGTTTGGCGTCGTTATCGGCACGGTGGCCAGCGGGTCGCAGGTGCTGGTACAGACGAAGGGCACGGTGACAGGCACGGCAACGCTGGTTCAGGGCGAGCACTACGGCATCTCTGGCACAGCGGGCAGCATTGAGCCTGCGGCAGATGAAGGCGCGGGTGACTTCTGGACGTATGTGGGATACGCGCCCACCACCACGTCGCTGGAACTGGCGATCCACCACGCAGCGGTGGCGCGTGCCTGATGATGGACGTGCGCTGTCCGAAGTGTAACAAAAAGCTCGGTGAGAGCGATGGGCGCGGCACAGTGGAAATCCTGTGTCCCAACTGCAAACATATCGTGCGCAGTTATCCATCGGTCGCCACTGAGATTGTTACGAGCGATGAACGGCTGAACACGCGGCGCTTCGAGCCACAGGAAATCAAACGCCGCTAACCGCAGTTGAAGCGCCCTGAGCGCAACTTGCAGAACACACCGAATGCCCTGAGCATCCTTTGCTCCGGGTGTTTTTGTTTGGAGAGGGTATGAAAAAACAATTCGAGCGTTTAGATAAAGCCTTTCACGCCCACATCACAAAAGCCGATGCCGGGGTTGTGGAAGCCATTGTGAACGTCTTTGGCATTCTGGACTATGGCAACGACATCGTTCAGAAGGGCGCGTTTGCCAAGACCATCTCCGAACGCTGGTCAAAAATCCTTGTGCTTGACCAGCACAACACCGACAGCACGTTAAACGCCATCGCCAAGGTGCTGGCCATTCGCGAAATGGAAGCCACTGAACTGCCGATGGAAATCACCGCTGAGTACCCCGAAGCCACTGGCGGGTTGTGGGTGCGGATGCAGTTTATGGTGGACGATGAAAAAAGCAACGCCATCTTTAACCGCATCAAGGCGGGTGTCATCGGTGAATACTCCATCGGCTTTGACATCATTCGTCAGCACTACGAAAAGATTGAATGGCGCGGGCAGAAGGTGAATGCCCGTTTTATTGACGAAATTCGCCTTTTTGAGTGCTCACCAGTCCTGTGGGGAATGAATCAGGCAACGGCCACTGTCAGCGCCAAAGAGTACATGCCGGATGGCAGCGCAACGCAGCGGCTTGGGGATTATCTGGCGGCGTGCCTGTTTAAAGCGGGCAACTACACCAATGATGATTTCCTTGCGGTGGGACTTACCAACAACGATGAACACGCGGCGCTGTTGAGCCTGCTTAAAGTCAGCATCGGCGCATTTCTGGACGCCATTCCAGAAGACCTTGCCCTGCGTCCAATGGACATGGGCTTTGGGATGCTGTGGTGGGCGGCGGCGCTGACGGAAGAAAGTAAGGCGCTGGTCAAAGAGGGGCGCGTGATCAGCGCGTCCAACGCCGAACGCTTACGGGTGGCCTACGAAGCGCTGACCGATGTGCTGATGGCCGCCGGACTCATCGAACATCCCGACGATGAAGATACAGAAGACTACGCAGGCGAAGGCGCGGATAACGCCAAAGCCAGCGACGAACCAAGTGAACAATCAGGGCGTGACGATGCCCTGTTGGACAATCCAGCACAACCCCCCGCGTTGGTCGAGCCGCAGGCGAAACAAGTTTCGCAAGCACTCACCGCAAACGAGCGGCAGCGGTTACTGGCGCAAATCAATCTTGAACTTGAAACCTTAGGAGGATAGGCATGGTTGCCTTACGTAATGATGTAGACCTCCTGACAGGGCGTGCGGTGCAGCTCTACAAGGACGCGGGCGAGATCATCCGTAATCTGGATGCGTCAGCGGACGACGTGGAAAAAGCCAACCGTATGATGGAAGAAGCCAAGGGCCTGAAGGATCGGGCCGCGAAGCTTGCTGAAATCAATGCGGCGGGCGGTGAACTGCAAAACGACACGCACCTGCGGGGAGAACAGCAGAAGGAAGAAGGCTTTAAGTCGTGGGGTGAATTCACCTCCGCTCTGGCTCAGGAAGTACTGAGCAAGGGCAAGGTGCGCGACCCGCGTCTGAAGGTCTTCGAAGACCGCGATTTCTCAAATCGCAAGGACATGACCGGTGCGACAGGCGGCGCGGGTGGGTACATCATCCAGACCGAACATCTGGCGCAGCTCATGGCCGTAGCCGCCCCGATGTCCGCCATTCGCGAGGGCGCAACAATTGTGAACATGGGTTCGCGTCAGGTCGATATGCCTGTCGTGGATCAGGCGACGGTTCCCGCCAGCGGCGTCCCCACCTTCTTCGGTGGTGTGCGCGTCTACTGGCAGCAGGAAGCCAGCGCCATTACAACCAGCGATGCAGGCTTTAAGCAGGCGGCGCTGGTGGCCAGCGAACTGGTCGGCTTGACCTACGTCGGCAATTCGCTGCTTCAGGATGCGTCGGTGTCACTGGCGTCATTCCTGGGCGGGCGTATGGGTTTCCCCGGCGCGATTGCGTGGGCGGAAGACTACGCCTTCATCATGGGCGATGGTGCAGGCAAACCGCTGGGGATCGTGAACGCCCCTTGCACCAAGACCGTCACCCGTACCACCACTGTCACCGTCAAGTACGATGACCTGGTGGGCATGGAAACGGCCTTCTGGGGCAACGATGGCGTGTGGGTCATCAACAACTCGCTCAAGAGCGTGCTGATGCTGATGAACGGCCCATCGGGGAACGCAAGTTACCTGTGGGGCAACACCGCGCAGGGCGTGCCCAACACGCTGCTGGGGCGTCCCGTCATCTGGACGGACAAACAGCCTGCGGTGGGCACCAAGGGCGATATCCTGCTGGTGGATCGCAGCATGTACGTCATCGGCGACCGTCAGGCCACTTCCGTCGAGAGCGACCCCTCGGTGGGTTTTGGCTCGAACAAGACGGCATTCCGTGTCATTCACCGCGTAGACGGGCAGCCGTGGCTTTCTGGCGTCATCACGCTGGCAGGCGACAGCAGCACCGTGTCGCCGTTCGTCGCGCTATCGACGCTCTAAGGATGGTGTGAAATGGCAGTGAAGACTCAGGCACTAACGGAACAGATTGCACTGGTCGGGCGCGTCTCGCCACAGCTCATCGACAACAACACGGGCGATACCGCATGGGTGGACATCAGCAAGTTCCGCCGTGTGGCGTTCCTGCTGCTGTTGGGCGCAACCGATATCACGGTGGACTTTAAGCTGCGTTCGGCAACGGACAGCAGCGGCACCAGCGCAGCCGACATCAGCGGTTACGCGATTACACAATTCTCCGCAACCGACGACAACAAGGAAGCGTGGATTGAAATCGACGAAAACAAGATGGCGGCCCTGGGGCGTCGGTACGTCTCGGCGCGCGTGACGGTGGGCGATGGCACGCTGGGCGGCAACGTCGCAGTGGCAGCGCTGGCTGGCGTGGCGCGTTACGAACCCGCTTCGGACAATGATCTGGCGACAGTCGCTCAGATCATCCGCAACGTCTGACGGGCATTGTTAGGCATGGGAGGGGTGTCCTCTCTGGGACACCCTTTCACCCAGAGGCGAAACCATGAGCGATACGACCTACGCCACCATCGAAGAACTGCGTTCGCAGTTTGGCAGTCTCAGCAGCGATAAGGATGATTTTATCCAGCGCTGTTTGAATGCCGCTGCGGAAGCGCTGGATATGATGTGCAACTGGAACGTACCGCTGGAAGCCGCCGCCACCGCCAGCGCGCGCATGTACGCAGGCACAGGGCTAGCGTATGTCATGACTGACCCGTTTGTGTCGCTCTCGACGGTGGAAATTAAAGAAAGTCCCACCGATGCGGCGTGGACAACCGTGACAGCAGGCACGTATCTGCCCTTTCGCGGTGACCCGCGTTTCCCCGACTTTAACAAAACGCCATACAACGGCGTGGCGCTGCTGGGCAGCGGACGCACCTCCTTCCCCAGCGGCAAACTGGAATCGGACAGCGGGACGGGATTGGCACAGGCGGTATTGGGTTATGGTCTGCCTACGGTGCGCATTACGGCGCGTTTTGGCTATGCCGCAAGCCTGCCGCCAAACGCCAAACAGGCGGTGCTGACACAGGCGACACGCTGGGTGAAACGCGGCGAAGCAGCCTGGGCGGACACCATCTCCAAGGGCGACATGGGGCAGTTACAGTTCCGCAAGGCACTCGACCCGGATGTGGCGGCGATGATCGTACAGGCGCGGCTGGTGAAACCAACGATTTAGGAGCGATGGATGTTTATTCAACTTACCAACACACACGGCGAAGACATTCTGGTCAACTCGGATCATATCCTTTGGGTTGAACCGATAGGCGGCGACCGCCCTTACCGCAAACTGCATCTGAGCAGTGGCGAACTGGCGGTGCGTCAAACGGCTGAAGAAATTGTCGCGCTGTGTCAGGTGGCGGCCATCAGTATTGAACCCGCTGAAATCGTCATCGGGCCGAGTGAAATCAAGGCTGATGTGTCGTTTGTGCAGGATGCGGCAGACAGCCCGGCGCAGACGGTAGCCGATGCTTTGCAGGCCGAACGGCGCGGGGGACGGGTGCGTAAATAATGGTCGCCAGCGTCAGGGAGATACGGGGCTTACGCGAGACTCAGCGCAAACTGGAACAGACCATTGCCGATTTGGAGGGCGATGCGTTTCTGGAAGGCTTGCGCAGCGCGACGCTGCTGGTACAGCGGGACGCTAAACGCCTTGCGCCTGTGGACACCGGACGCTATCGCGCCTCTATTACGCCCGAAATTCGCCAGCGCGGAACCACCATTCAGGGGATTGTGGGCACGAACGTGATTTACGCCCCGCCCATTGAAACGGGCAGTCGCCCACACCGTCCGCCTTTAAGCGCTTTACAAGTATGGGCACGGCGGCATGGCATGAACGCCTTTGTGCTTCAGCGTGCGATTGGCAGACGCGGCACGCGGGCGCATCGTGTGTTTGCGCGGGCGCTGGAACAGAACCGTGATCGGATTGTCGCGCTGGTCGGGGATAACGTGGCAAGGATTGTCAACCAATGACGATGACCATCACGCAGCTTACCACCGCAGTACGCGATACGTTAGGCGCAGCAGCGTCCATCGTGCAGGCACAGGCCGGACGCGAAATCAGCGAGTCCGTTCCCGATACGCCCATGATGCAGGTGTATCTGCAAAAGTATCAGGGCAGCACCAATAGCAACACAGACCGCACGACCTTTCGCGGCGGCAAACGGCACAAGCTGTACGCGGTGAATGTGGATGTGTATGTCCACACCCGAAGCACGCTGGGCGACGAAATGGCGCTGCTCGAAACGGTGCTGGATGAACTGATTGACATTCTGGAAGCGCAGGATACACAGCCCTATTTCGGGCTGGCAGTGATCAGCGCGTTTAAGGTCAATGACATTGAGCGCGCCATCATTGAAAACGCAAATCAGGAGTTTGCGGGATACCGCATTCCTATCGACTTTCATGTGATTTAGTGAGGTGTAGACATGGCAGATACAACTACCGCTTTTACCGCCTGTGATGTCGTTGTCGAACTGGATGACGCGGGCGGTACACTGCGCGATATTTCGGGCAGTTCCAGCAAGGTCGAAGCCAACTTCGACAACAACATTGGCGAATTCCGCACGCTGGGCGGGTCGCAGTGGAAAAACCGCCTTCAGTGCGGTAAGGATGCTTCGTTTAAGGTGACGGGGATCGCCTCCACAGGCACCAACGAAATCCGCGACATCATCCTGGCATGGTTCTTTTCCGGTTCGGGACTGCGCACGTTCCGCTTTTCTGAACCCGCTGGCACGGCAGGCTCCAAACGGTTTGCCGCCGAATGCGTGCTGAAGAGTTTTAAATTCTCAGATGACGCGTCAGATTCGAACCCCGTGGCCTATGAAATTGAGTTGCAGCCGTCAGGCGCTGTCACTATGACCGGTCTCTAGTAAAAGGGGCAAATTGCCCCTCTTATTTACTACGCTTTCCAGTCGTCTAAAATCACTTCAACATAAACCTCCCCGCCAATGATACGCGCGATTGCAGCTTCCAATTGTTCAGCGGTTGGGGTCATGGCGTCTGATTTCACATGCACAATTCGCCACCCATCATCCATAATGGATTGAATGCGTTCTCTGTCTGTATCAAGTTGATCCTTGTGCCAATACCACCCATCATATTCAATGCCTATGGCAATATCATTTCGGGAAATAGCAATATCCAGTGAATACTTCCCAACGGGAATATTTAATGCTCCCCCAAGCATTTCACTAATTGCGCGCTGAGGTTTTGAAACCTTTACCCCATTCACCATATCAAAACAATAAGGACACCCTACACCAACTCGCATCTGTACGTAAGTTGCTTCCCAAAGATGCCCCTTTGGACATTCAAATGTGGTCTTTGTTTTTACGCCGCGAACCTCCGGCCCTAACCATTTAAACCCACGACTTTCAGCGATCCACTGAAAGTCAGCGGGGGTGCGCATCACTGGTTCTGAATATTTGCCAGTTTTCCGAATTTCAGCACTACACACTGGACAATTTTGGCCCCGATAGACATTGCTATAGGTTGCGTAAAAACGATGCCCTTCTGAACATTCCCACCATGTTTTTTCTGAGGTTCGGGCTAACGTTTCTCCCATCCATCGAAACCCCCGACGCAGCGCAACAGCATGATAATGAGCCTCCGTTAACGCCTTCCCCGCGATTGTTCGTTTTCGCCCGCAAGCTGGACATCCTGACCCCATTTTTACACTTGTATATTGAGCTTCCCACTGGTGTCCACAGGTATTGCATTGCCATTTTGTGTGCTCGTGTGCGCTAATCGCTTTTCCCCCAAGCCATGTGTACCCGCGAGACTCCGCTAAAGCAATATACTCTTCAGCTTTAATACGATGAAATTCGGCAACTCTTTTTTGGGCACATTGATGGCAACCTGCTCCATTGAGAACAGTGTTGTATGCTGTCTCCCATTCGTACCCGCAGGCCTTACAGCGCCAAAGCGTTTTTATCTTTGTGTTACCAGAGTATTCTCCTATCCACTCCATGTTGCGTTCTTTGGCGAGCTTCTCATAAGCCTCCGGTTGAACACGGCGCGGTTGGGGAATGTTCTGTCGGTAACAAACAGGACAGCCCGTTCCTCTTGAGACGTTATTGTAGGTTGCTTGCCAAACATGATTCAGTGGACATTCCCAACTTGTAGGGTCTTGAGAGTGCAGTGGGAGTTTATCCCCACGCCATAAAAACCCCCGACTCAAGGCTAATGTTTTATAATCCTCTGCTGATTTGCGACGCGGCATGATATAATCCTTTTCGACTGTCTGAGCAAGATTGTCGCCACGCCTATGGTGTCTGTCGCACTATAGGCGTTCCTTTTAGACCCCCCTATTGTACCTCATTTAGCCTCAAATCTCAACTTAGATTTGCCATTCTGCGAACACTTGTGCTACAATACTTAAGACTTCGTAAAGAACGATAAGGATTAAATGCACATGCCTCAACGCAATCGTGAAAAGACGGTGAAATTTCCACTTCAGGGCGACGATGCCTTCATTAAGGTGCGGATGCCGACGCTGAAGGAAATGCAGTTCCTGCAAACACTGCAAACCGACTACGAAGAGACAGCGGATCAGGAACAGGCCGCGCGTAAGTTTCTGGCAGAATTTTTGCTGGAATGGAATCTGGTGGACGATTACGGCGTGGAACTGGCACAGCCGCACAGCAATCCCAACATCTTTGAACAACTGACGAACGAGGAAGTGAAGTTCATCTACAAGGCGCTGGCTGGACAGGATGAGCCGACCAAGGCCGCGAAAAAAAAATAGCGGATGATTATTTTGCAGCGCTGCTCATTGGCAAAACGTTTGAGGATACACCGTGGCAACTGACAGAGCTTTTCCTCTGCGAACGTTTCCACAAACTGCCCAGCGAATTGCAGAATGAGGACAGCGAAACGATCCAGTTTATGCTGGAACTGATGAACGTGCGCGCAAAGGTTGAGAACTTTAAGGCCAAACCCGCCACAAAAGCAGCGGGCGGCAAGGGGACAACGCTGGGGAGCAAGTAACGCTCCCTTTTTTGTTTTTGTGACCTAGAACATTTGTGTTATAATTGTTTTCAGCGTATGAACGCCTAGAGCGTCAACGGTTTATTAATGCAATCATGAGCGCCGCGAGTGCCTTTACTCGCGGCGTTTTTGTTTGGGGCAGGTGCCATGGCCAACGTGCTGGAAATCATCATCCAAGCGGACAATCAGGCGTCAGGCGTCCTCAGCACGGTGCTGGGGAACGTCGAAAGTCTGGGCGGTAGCGTCGCCCGGACTGGCATACAGATGGGCCTTGTTGCCGCGCCGTTTGTGACAGCACTGACCACTGCTACCTACGCTGCGGTTGACTTCGACAAAACCATGACGAACACCGCGGCGGTGTTGGGACAAACGCGCGAAGAAACAGCAGCACTTTCACAAGAAATCCTAGACATGGGGGCAACCTCCATTGTTGGGCCGCAAGCCCTGAATGAAGCCTTTTACGATGTGGTTGGCGGGGTAACGGATGCTGCCTCTCGTATGGACATCCTCGAAACATCCATGCACGTCGCCCAGGCGGGAGCTGCCGATATGGGCGCAACTACATCCGCAATGATTTCGGTGATGAATAGCTATAGCTTCAGTGCGGAACAAGCGGCATTTGCCGGGGATGTGATGACGCGCGCTGTCGGGATGGGCGTCGGTTCAATGGAAGAACTGGCAGGCGTGATGCCGATGGTCGCAGGCACAATGAATGCGATGGGCATTGGTTTCGATGAAGGCGCAGCACAACTGTCGTACATCACAACCAAAGGCTATAGCTGGAGTCAAGCCGGGACGATGATGAACGCCATGATGGGCGCGCTGATGAGTCCTACCGCTGACCTTGCCGATTTAATCCATTCACTTGGCTACGAAAGTGGTCAGGCGATGGTCGATCAATATGGATTAGCAGGCGCATATCAAGTCCTCGCTGAAGCAAACGGCGGCAGCGTAGCAGGGATTATTCAGAATCAGGAGGCTTTGCGTGGTGCTCTCGCCCTCACGGCAGATGGTTTTACCGAATACGCTGACACCTTCATTGGGGGCATTGAAGGCGCAACAGCGGCGGCAGAGGAAATTCAACTTTCATCTCCAGCAGCACAAATAGCACAGCTTCAAAACGCTATGGGGGCGCTGTCCATTGAAGTCGGCACGGCGCTGCTGCCCGCGATTAACGACATTGTGCAGGGCGTGCGTCCCCTCATCATTGGCTTTACGCAGTGGTTACGCGCCAACCCGCAGGTCGTGTCTACGGTGATTGCGGTTGTGGGCGCGGTGGCAGGCTTGGGCACGGCGCTGGTGGGCATTGGCGGCGTGATTAGCGGCGTGGCGGGGGTGTTTGGCGCGCTGCTCAATCCTGTGACGTGGATTATTGGCGCGATTGGGCTGCTCGGCACGGCGTTTGCGACCAACTTCATGGGCATTCGCGATGCGGTGGAACCTGTGATTACGGGGATCACCACAGCGGTTCAAAACTTTTTCAATTTTCTCAGCGGGGGCAGTGAACCGCTTTCCGCTTTAAGCGCGGCTATTGGGTTAGCCTTCGGCCCGGAAGTGGGCAGCGGGGTTGCCAACTTTGTTCAAGGCATTGTGACGGGTATTGGCGGGGTCGTTTCGTTCATCACAGGAACGGTGCTCCCCGCTTTAAGCCAACTCGTCTCATGGTTCATCACCGATGGCCTGCCTCTCGCTGTGAACTTCGTGACGGGCGTCGTTGTGCCTGCCGTGCAGGGGTTCATCACCACGCTCGGCAACATCTGGGCAGTCGTCGGCCCCGTGCTGTTTTCGCTCATCGACTGGTTCATCACCACAGGACTGCCAGCGGCGGTGAACTTCGTGCAGACGGTAGTCGTGCCTGCCGTCGAAGGGTTCATCGCCACGCTCGTTCGCGTGTGGAACGATGTTTCGCCCTTCCTTGTGAGTTTGTTCGACTGGTTTATCAATACCGGACTACCCGCGATTTCGAGTTTCATCACAGACACGGTTGTCCCTATCGTGCAGGACTTTATCAGCTTCCTGAGTGACCTCTGGTTAGCGGTACAACCGCACTTGGAAGAACTCTACAACTGGTTCGTAGTCGATGCGCTTCCGGCCATTCAGGAATTTATCGAAGGGCCAGTCACCACCGCCATTGAGGGGATTACAACGTTAATCTCCGGCATATGGGACGCTGTGCGCCCCGCGCTGGAAGGGTTTTACAACTTCTTTATCGACAACATCGGCACGATTGTGGATGTTGTCATTACGCCGCTCAAAAACGCATTCGATGAGGTGCTAAACATCGGCGGCGATGTACTGGAATTTATCGGTGATGCCGCTTCCCAATTTGGTGATTTTGTGTCCGGCGTGTTCGGCGGCGGGTCGAATGTAACAGCACAAGGATTGCCATCGCGCGACTCTGGTGGCATGGGCGTAGCAGGACAAGCCTACTACATCGGCACAGGCGCACAGCCGGAATTGTTTGTGCCGCAGACCGATGGCACGTTCCTCACCCCCGCACAGTACGGAGCAGGGGCAGGCGGCGGGGGCGGCATGACGATTAACGGGCTGACGATTAACGCCAACAGTTACGCCGAAGGGCAGGCGGCAGCAGACGGGTTCCAGACCCGCATGAGCCAGCTTGAAGAAGAACGACGCAGGAGAGGATAACCCGTGACGATTGCGCGTTTTGGCACAGGCACCAATACCTATACCTTTTACAACATCACCGCATGGAGCGATAACTTTGGCGCGTATGTGCCCAGCGTATCGCGCCTGATGGGTGTCTCCGGCGGGGTGTCGCAGTACGGCAGACGCCCTGCCCCGCGTGAAGTGGGCAACGTCAGCGTGACGACCATGCTCACCGCCACCAGTCCGCGCGATATGCAGACGCAGTTGGATAACATCCGTAAGATGGGATCGTGGGGTGTGCTGGATTTGTGGTTATACCCCGACGACCCGACACTGCCGCCGCGTTTCTGTTTTGCCACCACCAACGGCATCCCCGTGATTCACAACGCGGATCAGTTCAGCGAAACGCTGCTGTCGGTGACGCTGGCCTTTCAGGTGGCAGACCCGCGCTGGCTGTCGTGGCCGGGCACGCCCTGGTATTGGGACGATGGCACACTGTGGGGCGCGAAAAGCTGGGTGTCTCCGCGTTATTCGTCCACAAGCGTCAACGCCTCGACAACGATCTCACTGACCAACAACGGCAACACGCCGACGCCGCTGGTGATGCGTATCGCGGCCACCGCCGATGTCACCAACTTCGAACTGGGGCTGCTCAGTGCGACGGGGGCGGTGCTGAACGGCTTCCGTTATGAGACGACACTCGCCAGCGCCACCAGTGATTTGCTGACGGTGGATGGCGAAACGCTTTCGGTGTTACACGACCAGCGCACCGGGGCAGGCATCGCCAGCGGTTACAACTACTTTAAACGGTTGGGCGGCAACGGCTTTATCGCCCTGCCCCCCGGCACATGGTCACTGGATGTGAACGGGACATTCACCAGCAACGTCACCGTTGAAATTGACTATTACGATGCATGGAGTTAACTGATGACGACCAATTTTCATACCGACCTCAGCGCCGGAACCGCCACCACTGCCAGCGTCAACACCGCCGACGGGCAGCTTGATGACGCCATTACCAAGTTTCGTGATGGGGTCAACAGTTTTGTGCAGGTGAACGTCGGCACTGATACCACGCTGACCATTAGCGCAGGCGCGATTACGATCACCCGTTCACGCCACATCGTCGATACTGAGGCGGCGGTAGCAACTGACGACCTGACGGACATCAACGGCGGCGCGGAAGGTGATCTGCTGCTGCTGAGCATTGTCAACGCCGCGCGGCAGGTGGTGGTGAAACACAACACCGCCAAAATTTATCTGGCCTCGCAGACCGATTTCACCTTCACGGCGGTACAGGAACAACTGCTGCTGGTGCATGATGGTACGCGCTGGTGTGAAGTGCAGACACGCACGGTCATCGTCACCACGCCCTACTTCCGCGTCGAGGATGTCAAAGCCAAAAACACGCCGGGCGGAACCTCGGTCGTTGGCTGGCAGACGCGCACCTTAAACACGGAGACGCAGGACACGGCCAATGTCTGCAGCCTGGCCTCCAACCAGATCACGCTCATCCCCGGCACCTACGACATTCGCGCCAGCGCGCCGGTCTATCAGTCGCACCAGCATCACATCGTCCTCTGGAACGACACCGACAACACGCTGGCGCTCAACGGCACCAGCGAAATCGCCGCCACCTCCGACTCGTCTCAGACCCGCTCCTGGATTCAGGGACGCATCACCCTCGCCAGCGCCAAAGCCTTTTCCATACGCCATTACTGCATGGCGGCGCTGGTCACTTACGGCCTGGGCATCGCCAGCAACGCCAATGACCCTTCCGGCGCGGCCATGAGCGAGGTTTACACCATCGTCGAAGGCTGGAAGGTCGGCTGATGCTGTCTGAAACCCGCCTCTGGGCTGATGTCTACGACGCTCTCTGGAACCGCTTAGGCGACGGCCCTGTGCCGCTCACCAGCGCGTCCATTACGCGCGCCTTCGACGGGGCAGGTTCCATTTCCTTTGAAGCGCCTGCCAGCGATGAACGCGTGATCGCGCTTTTGAAAAACGAACGGCGCGTCAAACTCCTGTACCACGACCCGCACACGGACGTGGTGCGCACGATTGGCAGCGGCATCATCCGCAAGCGCGGGCGTAAATACAGCGCCAGCGGCTTCCAGAAGACCTTTTCCGGCCCCGATGTGCTGGACGAACTCAAACGCTGGAACACGCTGCTGGGGCGTATTTTCACCAACACAGCGGTTTCGGATGTGGCTTCTCAACTGGCGGTCTTAGCGGGCTGGCAGGCGGAAACCGAAAGCCTGCTGGATGGAAACTTAATCACCGCGCGTTTCGATGGAGCCAGCATCCTGAAAGCGCTGCAAACCATGACGGAGCAGATCGGCGCGCATATCCGTGAAAAGGTGGACGTGCCCAGTGACCGTGACCATGTGATTGAAGTCGGGCGCTTTGGCACCGACAGCGGTTTGTGGATTATGAACCCGGAGCAGGTCACGCCGCGTGCCTACACGAACACCGACATCGCCTTCATTGACTCGCTCACCATCATCCATGAGAGTGAAGCGATGTTCAATTGGATCATCCCGATTGGCAGTGGCGAAGGCGAAAGCGCGCTGACGCTGGAACAGGCCACACGCCTGACGGGTTATGACCGCCTGACGACGACTGTTGGCACAAAAACGCTGTACTACAAAAAGAATGACGCTTCCATTGCGGAATACGGCATCATCCAGAAAGTGGTCACGTTTAAAAATATCGCCCCCGTCGGCAACAGCGATACCAACATTGAATACGCGGCTAACGCGCTGGACGAGGCAGCAGACGCGGCGCTGGACAGGAATGGCACGCCGCAGACGGTCTACAAGCTGTCGATCCAAAAAGGGTCGCGCCTGATCCGCTGTGGCGACGTGGTACATCTGCGCTTTCGCGGGGCGGTGCGGGGACTGGATGGGCTGGAACTGGACGATGAGACGGTGGAAGGTGATTTCTACGTGTTGAAGGTCACCGAAAATGTGAGCGCCAGCGGCGTGTCGCTGACACTGGAAATCAGCGATGTGGACAAACTGCCCGACAGCGAGGCCGCGTATGTCCTGAGCGCGATTGAGGATATTCAGCTTGCCAACACCAAACCTGCGCTGATCAATTTCCGCCAGTCCTTCACCGACGAAAAACCGGTGCAGCAGTGGAACGGCCAGCCCACCTACATCCGTTATGCCGACTTCCCCATCAAACTCGACAACACCGTGACGGATGTGTCACTGGTGCGGGTGCGGTTTGTCTCCAAGCCCTTGTATTCCTATACCATCGGCCAGTACAGCGCGACCGGGCCATCGGTGCTGAACCAGTTTAACGTCGCCATCGGCGCGAATTACCCGCAGGACATCAGCCTCTACATTGACAACGTGGATCGCAGCGCTGAGTTTGGCGGCCCCTGGAACGCGGCCCCTGCCAATGCCGCCGTAGACCAGACGATTGACATCACCGATTACATCCGTGATGCGGCGGGCGGGCTGCGACAAAATCACACCCTTGAGTTTCGGGTCAGCGAACAGACGCGGGATGTGCGCGTTCCCGGATACGGCGGCGCGTCTGCGATTAACGCCATCTACGGTAATCAGGGCATCATCCGCTGCGAAATCATCGTCCAGGGCACATCGCAGTCGATTGCGGTGACATAGGAGCGCGTGTGAAAAATTTACCTCAGGATACAACCGAAGCGCTGTTCTGGGAGATGTGCGCCTTTATCACCTCTCAGGTGGATGATGCGCGCCTGATTCTGTGGACACAGGACGGGTTTTGTCAGTTTTTAAAGACCTACCCTGATGGGACACAGACCATCATTGAATGGCAGTTTGATAAGGCTGATTTTAAGGCGTATACCGAACGCTCTAACGAAACACAGCGGGCGGCGTATGTGACGCAGATCGGGGCGCTGCTTCAGGGCGCGACCGACACCCACGAAAAACTGGATGCTCTGCCTTTAGCCGTGCGCAGGGTGGGGTATCTACCCAAAAAGGAACTGTCATGAGACTACTACCTGTCGCGGTGCTGATCGTTACCATATCCCTGTTTGGGGTGCTGCTGTTTTCATTTGCGCAGTCACAGCCCGATTGTTACAGCATATCACTCGGTTTCACCGTCACTGACGCGGCACAAAACATCATCGACGCGCAGGGGCTGTCGCTGGTTGAAATGCAGGTGGATGTGACCAACAGCCTGAACCGCTATCAGCAGATGACGGGGCGTTGTTTTACGGGCGAATTGGGGCTGATTTACGGCACACTGTCAGCGCGTGTCTTTGTCGTGTTTGCGTCCTCTAATCCCGACTACGGGTTAACCCGCGTGCTGACGGAAACGGAATACTACCCTGAGCCGTTTGGGGTCAACACCGTTGGCTGGCAGCACAGCACAGACTTAGAGTTGTCAGCACCTTAAAAAAGGTGTAAGATTTTGTACATCTGTTCTATAACACTTAACGAACCCTCCCGCATGGCGCGAACCACCGGGAGGCGGCAAACCGCGTTGGAGGCGGCTTACATGGACAAGTATAACAGAATGTGTAACCGAGATGGAAACTGAAACCCTGAATGCCGTGCTGGGCATTATAGGGACATTCGCTACAGGGATTGTCACTTATCTCGGCATCAGCATTAAAATGCGGCGTGAAAAAACACGCGATGAAGCCAGACAGAAAGCGCGGGAACAGGAATTGATTGCGACCACGCAGCAGGCGGCGCAATCGCTGATTAATGACGCCTTCGATGAACTCAATAAGGAACGCGAGTTTAACAAACAACAGTTTTTACTGGCACAGAAAGACCGCGATGAGCAGCGTGAGAAAAACGAACTGGCGAACGCGCGAATCAGTGAATTGATCGTGAGCAAGGGCGACATGAAGGATACGCTGGATAAAACCACAACGGAACTTCAGCAGACCCGCACCGACCTCGCCGAAGCCAAAGAGGAAATCACGCGCCTGATTAAACGCCTTGAAAAGTACGTCGAACACGGTTCGCGGCGGGACACTGAACTGGAAAAACTACAGGCCGAAGTGCTGAAGCTGCGCCCGCTGCGTGAGGAAGTGGCGGATCTGCGTGCCCAATTGAAGTCGATGAATGACCAATTAAAAATGGCAAATGCCGAACAGCACAGCCTGGTATCGCTGCGGGAACGTGACCAGCAGGAATTTGAACGTCAGCGCGACGAATGGCGCGCACGCATCTCAGAACTGGCGGAACGCGTGCGCCTGCTGGAAAGTGAAAACAAGACGCTGAAGGCGGAAAACTCGCAACTGAAAGAGGAAGTGGAGATGTTAAAAGCGGCCAAGGACAAAAGTGCGCTGCCCGCCGGAACGCTGATGTTTGAAGATGTGAAAAACGCCAGCGGGGAGACGGTGATTAAAGCCGAAATCATCCCCGCCAGTGGTGAACATGAAACCGATAGTTTAGCCGATAAGGAGAAACCGAAATGAGACTTGTACGCCTGTTGATTGCCCTACTGTTGTTTGTGGCGCTGGTGAGTTTTGCCCGCGCTGAAGATGCCGCGCCGGACGCCACGCCCGAAGGGGCGCAGGACGCTGCGCCCCTGGTCGATGAAGGAACGGAATCGGTGATGATCATCGATACCACCGCAGCCCCTGCCGAAGTGACGGAAACTGCGCCAATTGTTGATGAACAGCCCGTGACCGTGGTCAATAATGGCTTTTCGTTCGAGCAGGTTTTGATTACCCTGCTGGCGTTCATTCTGACGATTTTCGCGGGTATTCGCATGTTTGTTGTGCCTGTGTTGAAGGCCAACGTTGAACTGGCAAAAGCGGCGGGTGACCTCGTCCCACAGCAGTCCTTTGATAAGCTTGTCGGCATTACGGAAAGTCTGCAACGACTGGCTGAAGCTCTCACCCCTAATTTTAAAGGCGATGATGAAGCCTTTAAGCGTATCCGTCAGGAAGTCGTGGATTTAGGCGAAGTGCTGCATCCTAAACCGGACAGCGGCGAAGCAGTAGGCTAACGATGCCAAGTCTGCTGACCGCATGGGTAGAACCAGCGCACATCAATAACAAACAGTGGGTGCTGGACTGGTTCACCCGCCTCAACCCCACCACCGCTAAAGTCTGCGGTTCGATTGACCCCGTAACAGGGGCTTTTCGTTTGGAATTCCCTGACCAGCTTCAGGCACGTCTGCCCAATGCGGACATCATCTACCGTCCCTACGCCGAAAACGAAAACAGCCAGTGGAAACTGATGCCCGCTAAGGTGTGGGTAACCAATGCCAGAGCGCGGCTTGAGGGGCGTCCCTACCGTGTCACGTTCTGCTGCGAACCAGCCCCGTCTCCTGCCGAATTTGGCGATTTTATGCGCTACAGCGTGCAGGTCATGGAAGAAGCGGACAGGCAGGGCTTAAAGGTGGATATGTGGGGGTTTCCCGCGCAATTCCTGACGATGTTCACCGATGACCCGCGCGACATCCGTAAGGGCGGCTGGGCCGATGCGCTGAAGGTCGCCGGAGCGCTGCGCGGGACGGTGCAAATTGACATCCACGATTACACCGGACTGGTCGCGCCTGCGGGCACGTATGACGATGCCTACATGCGTTCCATCATGACCGATCCTGATCTGCTGCGTTACGAACAGGACTGGCCGACCTTTGAGGACATTGAATCGCGCCCCTACCAGACGCGTCATCTGTTCCGCGATATGTGGCTCAACCGCTACGCGCTGGAACTCGGGATCCCCGAACATGACATGTTCATTGGCGAATGTATCTACGATTATTTTGGCGATGAATGGGATTTACGCGACACCTGGGCGCGTGCCAATGCCATTGCCGGGGATGATCTGAATGTCTGCGTCGGGGAACGCAAGGTCGGCGGCATTCGCACCCTGCCCAACGTCACGCGCTGGAAGTTCCCACACCTGACGTTTAAAGACGCGATTGTGGCCCAACTGCGCTGGCATGGGCAAATCCGCGCCAGAAACCCGCGTATCAAGGGCTACGCGCTGTACATGCTGTCCGATAAAGATGGCGACCAGCGGCCCCATAACTGGCTGGCGCACACGGATATTTTGGACGCGTGTATCGGGCTGAACCCTGTCGTGGTAACGCCAGCACCAGCACCGAAGCCCACACCTGTTCCCGTGCCAACACCCGCGCCAACACCCGCGCCGCTGTACCTGCGTGCCGACAGGGATTATGTGAACCTGCGTCCACAGCCGACGCTGAACAACACGCCGATCACCACTGTCACCCCCGCACAGCGTCTGAAGGTCGTGGGGCCGGAAAATGCGGAAGCAATGGTCGGGCATATCGACATGTGGATACAGGTGCAGACGCCGGAAGGGATTACAGGCTGGATCGCGGCATGGCTGCTGCGTCTGGAAACGACACCGCCTACGCCCCCACCTGCCCCAACGCCGTTACCACCACCGCCTAAACCGTCATGGCGTGGCGCGTTTGATGCCAGCGAATTAGCATGGATTGACCGCGAAGCAGCACGCGACACAGGCGGGGTGATTGCCAAACTGGTGACCCTGCTGCAATAGCTGAGAATGCCCCAAAACGGGGCATTTTTATTACGGCGTGAGCAGCACGTTAAATTCATAACCGTAGACTCTGGTGGGCGGAATGGCGTCGTAAATCGTGACGCGCACCTTGCCCTCAGCGTCCGGCCCGACGTTTACTTGCAATTCCCCTGTCGTCAGTTGATACACGTTCACCTCACCCCAATAGGTTGTTTCTGTGCCTGTAGCGATGAGCGTATTTTCTTCAGGCGTTTCAGGCAGCGCGGCCAGTTCTTCTGCGGGCAGGGTCACGACTGCAAATCCGGTTGCGCCATCCAGCCCGACACCAAAGAGCGTAAAGGCGTCCCCCTCCGGGGCGATGCTGATCTGGATGCCGCTGCTGCTGTAGGTGAGGAACGTCGCAAGCTGTGCCACCAGCACATCGCGGGCATCGTCCACTTCAAACGGTGTGGGGTATGCCTTCGTTTCAGCGCTGGCAAGGCGAAAGGCGTGCGCCTCGATGGTCTGGTCTAATTCGGACAGCAGCAGGTACATGGCGGCGCGTTGTTTGGGGGTGAGCATGTCAGTCTCCTTTAGGCAGCAGGGGTTTACCCGTAGCAAGGTCGATTCCGAGTGTGGATTGCATTTGCTGTACCGTTGCGCCAACACTTCCGGCACACTGGCGCATAGCGGCGTAGAGTTCATCGCGCGTGAGTTTGCTCCCGCGCTGTTTCAGCAGTTCTTCAAAAGCGGCTTCCGTCCATTCGATAGCGATCAGGGCAAGGCGGGTCATGGAGTCGCGCGGGTTACGTCCGCCAAGCTGCGATTTCAGTTCAGCAGCCTTGCGTCTGAACAGTTGCACGTATTCAATGTTGGTCAGTTCGCCATAAGAAAATTGTTCAGCGGCATGGAGCGCGGCGGCGTCCATTGCGGTCTTACGTTTCAGAATGCCACGCTGGCGACTTTCAATCCACGCATCATCCTTCCCTTGCTTGCGATAAACTGTAGATGCGAAATCTACAGATCGTTGCACGCCTAATTCGGGGTCTGCCTGTTGTTCGAGGCGCTCAACGGCTAATGTCGCAAGCCACTGGCGAATAGGTTCCGCTTTCGGGGAGGGGATGGATTGAATGATGCGCAAGCAGGTATGTGCGTCTGCGAAATCAAAGTAGCGCAGTTTGCCATCTTTGGCGGGAGCTTTCAAACTCAAGATTTTTTCTTGACTTTCAAACCCCTCTTTTTGAAGACGTTTTTTGGTGTCGCGCCAGTATTGTGCAGCATCTTTACTGCCTGTGATTTGCGCAATAATGTCAACGATAGAATAGACAGTCTTATCACGCTGTTTGATGCTGCGGATACTCTCATCAAAATTGGGGTCTAGGGGGAACATCTCAAGAGTCATGATACAATCCTTGTGTCTAACCTTACGGGGCTAGGCTGAGCCTGATTGCTTTTGCCGCCAAGCTGTTGGCAATCAGGCTCGAACCCTTTAATAAACCTTTGCAATGTCCTCAAGCGCATACCAGCGGGCAGTCCAGCGCCCTTCGATCTGGTACGCCACGCGGTATGACAGTTCGTGTTCGTAGTCCACATCAATGACTTCACCGCAGATGTCCCCATACGCGGGGTGTGTCGTCAGCACCAGCACCACATCCCCTTGCAGGATAATGTCGTCGTCAATGTCGCCATCGCTGTAATCGGCAATGTCTTCAGAAGGGGCAATAAACCACTGCGTAATTGTTGAAACAAGGGGGAAGGTTGAAAGATTGATAGCCATTTTCGGTTACTCCTGATGCCTCTAAGGTGGGCTAGTCTGCCCACCAGCTAACGGTCTGTTCCTGATCGGGGTCGCATTCCGGCTCAACCGTGAAAATCACGGTGTTGTATGCCGACTTGCTAATCTTGTGACGCAGCGTATAGGCAAACCCGCCAACATGGGCGCTGTAAGCGGACTGTGTACCGCAGTCGCGATACTGCCCATTAGCGGCAAACCACTTGCGCACATCGGCTGCCATCTTCGCAGGAAGTGTGCCGTTGAAAACGCGAAGTCCTGTTTCGCTGTATTCGGCGGCTACTGTCTTGCTGGTCAACCAATTAATTGCTGCGTTCATGTTCGTGTCTCCGTGTGCGTCATTTGACTATGTATCTAATATATCACTCATGCGTGATATTGTCAATAAATAAAAACCCCCAACAACAGGGGGTTCGTTTAGCGGTTGCGTTTGGTGTACGGTTTGCGCGGTTTAGGCTGGTGGGTTTCTGCCCATCGCATCAGTTCAGACTCCTCGATGAACAAATCTCGTCCGCGCTTGTTCGCTACCAGTTCGCCGCGTCGTATAGCATGACGAATGGTAGACGCGCTTTTCAGGTTCAACTTTGCGGCGGCTTCATCTGTCGTGTATTCAGGCATAATCAACTCCATGCCCCGATTGTACATCATTTTAGTTCCTTCCTTACACGGCGATACACCAGCGGCACGCCCATAGTTCGTTGTTCGTCGCATCGCCTGTACGCGGCAATCGTGCGCGACTTCCACTTTGCAGGTAAGTGCCAGTTGTAAATACCAGACCATTGGCAGTCATTAGACCGGACGCGTACAGCGCTCTCAAAATAGTTTCCAATGAGGTAACGTACTGGTGGGTCGTCCAGATAACGAACATCAATGATTTCCCCGTCACCCATCAGCCAGAAATGAGTGTGAACCGTAAACCCGCGTTCAAACTGCACCGCGCCGCGCATCATTTTCAAATGGGGATAGGTGGCTTTAATGGTTTCTGCCATGTACAGACAGTCCCCTTTGCCGATCAGGTTTAGCTGTTTGCCGATCTCTCTCGACTTTTCCACATTGAGCCACAGCGCTGCACTTAACGCGGCGGCAAGAGGAACATCCGGCGAATAGGTAGACTGTCCCTTCAGGTAAGACGGCATTCCAGAAAAGCCTAACGAGATAGACCCCTGTATCAGTCGCGCCATATTGTCACCCCTCCTGCACACTCAGCACATCGGCGCAGTAACACAGCGCCACCAGCGCCGTCGCTTTGAAGTTCGGCACGACCTCCCCCACCTTGCCGCGCACGCTGTCCTTTTTGTTGACGCTCGACAGCTTGAACCCCGCATCTTCCAGCGCGCGGGCAATCGTTTCCACAGCCGCCACGCTGTCCTCGTTGCGCAGTTCGACGTAACGCTCCCCGGCGTGTGAGGCTTCAGGATCAGGGGCCAGCGCGGCATTGGCTTCCAGACTGCGATTGTCCAGGTAAAACTGTACATAGCGCTTCAGGGTGTCGTGGTCGATGCGTTGAATGTCCCATGCGGTTTTTATGAGCGCGCCTTCCAGCAGCAGCGAGACGTTGTATTCCCCTGTCCCTTGCCATGACAGTTTCAGGTTCGGCATCAGGGCAGGCAGCGGAATAGGCAGCGGCAGCGGCGTGCGGATCATATGCGCCGCCAGCGCATCCCCGATAACCCGTACCAGCGCTTCGATGCGTGGGTTGTAGGGAATCATTTTGTGGTACAGATGGCTTCGTTTTGCCATGTTGGCTCCTTCTCTTTTTCATTGTAGCGCGCGTGATTATCGACTGCCACCTGTGCATTAATTGCCCGTTCCAGCGCATTCACGCGCCGTTCCAGTTTGGCGATGTGCGCCTTATCGCTGCCCTTACGCGCGGTGTCTAACATCTGCTGCTGGAAGCGCAAAGACTCCTGCCAGTGTTCCGGCTGCGGTGGGGTCAGATGAAACACAAAGTCAAGGTCGTGCCGCGCCCGTTCCAGTTGGCGTAAGGCCAGGCGGAAGCGAATTTCCCCCTCTGGCAGTTTCTTTTCACGCAGCACGTAGTCCAGCAGTTCATCCGAGGAGCGCCAGACATGCCAGCCATCCAGCGGCTTGGGGTACAGCACGCCATCCACCACCACCTCAAACAATTTGTAGCGGTCTGCCATCTCAAAGGCGCGTGCCTGTCGTTCGGGCAGCGAAAGCGTATCCACGTCCATGTAGACCGGGGCCAGCGCTTTGGCGTTTTTGCCCGTCCCCAACCAGCGCTTGCGCAGCATCGTGCCTTCGTACACATCGCCCCAGCGCGCCGACAGGCTTTTTATTTGCGCTGTGGATTTGCGCATCCATTCGCTGTCGTTAAAGGCTGACGCCCCTTTTTTGGCGTTTTGAGACGCCTCAGGGGACTTTACAGGCGTAGTCTGCCGAACCACGTCTAACGCCTGTTTTGCGCCTTTTGCGCCGCGCTGCACACGGCGACGGTACGCCGTGATTTTGTGTCCATTTTTGCAGTATTTACGACTGGCGGCAATAGGTGTGCCGCAGACAGTACAGGTATTCACGCCACCACCTCCCAGCGCGCGGGCTTCCAGCCGCTTTGCAGCAGGCGCTTATGCATCAAACACTGCGAGTCGTAGTCCACTGGCATCCACCACGAACGTTTGTGTTTGCGGTAGGTAGCCTCGCGGCGGGTCACGGCGGGCGCTACAGGGACGATAGCGCTTGGCGGCGGGGTGTAGAGGATAATCACCGCTGCACCTCCTGACACCTGGCGCGTATTTTTAACAGCGTTTCGATGGGCGTAAGCCACTGGTCGCGTGTCAGCGTGCAGATGTCGGCCAGCACAGACTCAAGGCGGGTTACTTCGCGTTCCAGTTCCACGACGCGCGCATGATCGGCCATCTGCTGTGGGCGTTCGATGGGTGTGAAGCCTTCGCTGCGGTAGTTGTGGGTCATAACCCCTCCGCTGTTTCAATCTGCGCGGCTTGGTGCTGTTCTAACAGGTCGAATAATGTTGGTTGAGCGACCTCAATTTCTGCCTGTGAGCAATATTTAATTGCCCCTTTCCAGTAGGACTCCTTAAGTTCAATGCCAACGGCGCGACGCCCCAAACGCACCGCTTCATAAGCGGTTGAGCCAATTCCGGCAAAGGGGTCAAATACCACGTCCCCTTTATTGCTCCACAGGTCAATGCAGCGGCGAATGACATCCAGTTGAAGCGGGCAGATGTGTTTTTCGTCTTTGGCGTCTTTAACCTGCTCATAATTCAGGACATTTGTCTGTTGCACGTCCATCCAGACGGGTGAGGCGTAACGCTGCCACACGGCAATGCTGTAGTTATTCTCGCGTGTCCGTTTGTTGGGGCGAATTTCCCATTCTTCGGGCGCTTTCCCTCCGATGTAATCCCCCATAACACGGCGCTGTTGGACCGGAACTTCAAATGTTTCATCTCCACCCCATTTGCGGAATACAATGAGATAATCTGCCATCCCCTGCCGACAAACTTCTGTATTGGAGACAAAATTCCGATGTAGAAGCCCGTTGTTCTTCGTGCGCTCCATTTCAATCACAGGGTCTTTCCAGATCGTCACGCGACTATGGAATTGCCAATTGGGGGACTTCTTCCACTTAGCAACGGCCTCTTGATGGGCTTCGAGTAGAGCGCGCACGGCTTCGATGCTGGGCGCGGATTTAAGAGCTTCGGCGTCTAATTTAGGTTCAGGATTCACTGCGTTTTCAAAGGCGCGAATGATCTTGCCGGGGAAATCAATTAACCCCATCGCGCCATCGCGATTACGGAACGCTGGGAGGTCTTTGCAGTGAACCACATTCAATCGCCCCGGACGAGTGGCGCGATACATTTCCTTGATGAGGAATTCATAATGCGTGAAAAACTCATCGTCATTGGCGCTGTTGCCCATGTCAGCTTCAGAATCGCTATAGATATAAAGCTGTCCAAACGGGGGACTGGATACTGTCAGGTCAAGCGAATTGTCTGGAATTCCTTTGATAACCTGCACACAATCGCCCTGATACAGCACCCAGTTATTTCCCTGAGCCTGATTAATGACCTTCACATCGTTCATGCCGATAACCCTTCTTCCAATTCCGAGTAACTCTTAAGCCACGCGGGTAAAATGATTGATTTTGCGCCCTGTGCCGATGCCAACACGGGCTTTTTACTGCTGCGAAACAGCCCATGTTCGAGCATCGCGGCGTTCATCTTTTGCTGCTGTTCAGCAAATGCACGTTGTTTCGCTTTTAAAATCGCCAGCACGCTCCCCTCTGTTTCGGCGTAGATCAGGTGTGCATTCACAGGTTTAGTCTGCCCAAAGCGATAGGAGCGGCGCAGCGCCTGATAGGTTTTCTCAAAAGAGAAGGACACACCGACAAACACCATGTCAGCGCAATGCTGCCAATTCAGGCCGAAGCCTGCGATCTCTGGCTTGGTGATAAGAAGGCGTTCCTTGCCCATTGTGAAGGCGTTTAGACGGTCTTCCTTCTGTTCAAGGGTGTGAGAGCCGCGCACCTCAATAGATTGTGGCAGGGCCTTCATCAGCGCATCCGCTTCGTAGTTGGTGTCACACCACACGATACACGGCGCATCAGTGGGCAGCGCTTCAACCAGCTCAAGAGCTTTGTGAACGCGATCCTTGAGGCTTTCACGCTTGACCTTATGTAGAGTCGTCGAGTTGGGATTGGTGTCAGGCAGCAGCATCCCTTCCCGATGAGCGCGGTCAATCGTATCCTGACTGGCAGATAACCGGTGCTCTAGTAAATGCAATGGCGGGAGATCATATCCGTGCATCGCATATTCAGGCCCCAGGTCGGCGGGAGTAGACAAACATACAGCCCAACTGGTTAACCAGCGCCAGAAATCAGCTTCAGCATGTTTTTTCAGGATAGCGCTGCGGGCAAGTTTGCTATCTCCCATGAACCAGCGCGCAAGCACTTCTTTAAAGTGCATGATGCCCAAAAAGGTTGACTGATTGCTGAACTCAACAAAGTCGTTCGGTGCAGGGGTTGCTGTTGCGACCAGCTTAAATCGGGTATCAGCAAACGCGCGCACGAGTCTCCAGAAGGTCTTGCCCCCTAGATTTTTCAGGATTGAGGCTTCATCCAGCACAACACCTGAAAACCGCGCGGGGTCAAAGAGGTGCAGGCGTTCATAGTTGGTGACAACAATCTGCGCGCTGCCAACTTCATCCTGCGATCTGGCATATTGAACATCTGCCTGAATATCGAACTTCCCCGCTTCGCTCACAGTTTGTTGTGCAACGGCCAGCGGTTCAAGGATAATCACAGGGCGCTTTGTGTGCTGTGTTACATGCCGCGCCCATTCAAGTTCCTGCAGACTCTTGCCCATGCCGCACTCCTGAAAATAGGCGGCGCGGGCAAGGTACAAACCCCATCGGATCGTGGCGTTTTGAAACTTAAACGCCTTTGGGTTGATGTCACTTTCTGAAACCTCAAAGCCGATTGGTTTAGCGGTCTGGAATTTGTTGATTAAAAATTGTTGATAATCGCTCACGGTACTCTCCTCATTTCCAAACGCACGTAATACTGCGACCACGCTTCCAGATCGCACCCGCGCCGCGTCACCCTGTACTGATGCTGGCGGGCAAGCGTTTCCAGCGGGTCAAACACGGCGATGGGCGCATGGTGGCGAATGCTGACGACCTCCCCATCTGCGCTGATTTCCATGCCCTGAAGCGGCTTGAGGCGTTTCAGGGCGGCGGCGCATTCGTCGCTCATTAGTCCATCCTCACAGCGACAATTGCCAGTGCTTTGCCGTGATAGTGTCCACCACCAACACATTCAAACGTTGAGCCTCTCAGGGCAAAGGCCACGGCCTTACGGCTGAACTTACCCTTCAGCCACACCTGATACCAGTGCGTGTTGGTGACCTGTTCCACTGCTGTCACGCTGATGTGATTGGTTTCTAAGAGCGCCCTGATCTGCTCACTCATACGTTTGCCAGTTTCTTATTCCAGCCCTGTCCAGCCCACGCATTAAACAGCGTGTTCAGCGTGTCGAGTTTGCGCGGTCTGACTTCATAGGCCAGCGGCCCATCCAGCAGCAGCAGCGTGCCATCCCACAGCAGCACCAGCGCCAAACGCGACGACCAGCGCCCCACCGTCCAGTAGCGACCATGTCGGCGGTTGTGGACACGGACTGCTGTCGTCACCAGCCCGCGATGCGCCTGTTTGAACATGGCGGGGGTTACGTCCACCGCTGGCAGCAGCACCGCACGCCGTTCCCGCAGCGGCGTCACCGAGGGCAGCAGCGTGAATTCGGCCAGCCCGTCGAAGATGTCTTCCTGCGGTTCGGGTTGTGCTTCAGCCTGCGGTTCCGTCAGCATCGCGTGAATGCGCTCGGTGACACGGTGCGCCAGTTCCGCGTTCACCATACGCTCCCAATTGGCGACATCAATCACCAGCGGGAACATGTAAGGCACGACTTCAGTAAACGCGGCATCCTCGATGCCGTTGTGCGGGATGGTCTGCGGCTGGTCTTCGATGCCGAAGACTTTCTTCAGCGCCAGTTTCGCCAGCGCGTCCATCGACGTTTCAGGTTTGGGCATGACGATCTGCCCTTGCACTGCGGCAGGTTTGGCGACCTGCCCATCCAGTGAACGCACAGCCCACGCGGGTTCGGAGATGCCACCGAAGCGGATCATGTGCAGCTTCGGATTGCCTGCGTATACGCCCCAATACACACCCTCATACCACGTCGTGTCCTTCGCAGCAAACGCCTTCTGGAACGCGACTAACATCCCCTTACGCGGGACAAATTCGGTTTCAGGCTCGACGGGCACAACGGCAGTTGCCTCCTGTGTTTCGGTTTCCTGCGGCATGGCGAACCATTCAAAATCATCTTCGCCCGCGCGAAAATCGACCAGGCTCAGACTGCGCAGGTGGTGGAGCGTGTTACGCTGCGGCGGGTTGGTCTTACTGTGCGGCAGGATACCCGACTGCACGCGGGACAAAATGGATTGCTGGAATGCTGTTAATGTGGTCATGGTTCCCCCTATGCCAGCACTAAAGAACGTACATCGAGCAGATCAAGTTCAGTGACATGACTGGTGATCGTCAGCGGGCGCAGGCGTAAAAAGCCCTGCGTCTGCAAACGGCTGTACCAACTGGTATTGCAGTACACCACTGCCTCACGTAACTGGCGTTCGCTGGTGAATGCGGTGATGTGGCAGAAGTCGTGCGACAGTCGCGCAAACGGGCGGTAATAATCGCTGTACAGGCGGCGTATCCCGATGGGCACCCAGCCGCCGATGTTGGCGGTGTAAAAGACCGCTTCGACAACAGGCGTATCCCGCTCGACCTGTGCCACGCGCACCAGATTCGGCGCGGGGACTTCCACCACCAGCGCGGGGGCGTAGTCATGATCGCGATGCGGCGCAATCGTCAGACGGTAGCCGGGGACAAAAAAGTCAAAATAACTCTCCGCGTGTCCGGCATTGTGTGCCTGCACGATCATGTCCAAACGTGCTGTGAAGTAGTTGGCGGTAATCATGTTAGACCCCCATCACGCGGTAGGCCCCGATGCGGGCAGGATGCAAACGGCGGGTGTAGGAGCGCGTGAAAGTGGGAGTGTCCTCATACACTTCCTGATCGTCGGTTTCATCCACACGCGAACCGGGGATGATAAAGCGGGAGCTACGGCCCTGTCGCCAGTTGCGCAGTCCCTTGAACACCGCCGCGTCCCGTTCGTAACCCCAGCCAGCAGCGCGGCGCATCTCGCCGTAGGGCGCTGACCAGTACCAGAGTTCACACCACCACAGGCCGCGTGTCCAGCGCGGCGCATCCACGCGGATCAGCGCGCCATGCAGCAAACGGTATCCGTCGCGGTGCAGTTCGCCAATCGTGCGCAGCGCCTGCCAGAACGCCAGCATCCCATCGGGGTTCGCTTCCAGTTCGGCAGTGTCTGTGCCTTCCGGCGTCACGGTCTGCTGCGAGTCTTCCGGCAAAGGCTGCTCGACGCTGGTTTCACCTGTAGGTGAAAACTCCGGTTCAACGCGGCGGCGGTCTGTGCCTTCCTTGTGTGTCGTGCGTGTTGTCATAGATTTAATCCTTACGCTGATGTTTAAACGGTGGTCATCGTTATGGTGTTACCTTCATTTACAATAGTACTATACAATGTATAGTATTGTCAACAAGCAAAATTGACACCCCGCGCCAATTGTGGATAATAAAAGATGCATGGGTGTAACCATGCATCTGATGTTTGATTGGTCATCGAACAGCCAACAGCGCTCCGAAAGGGGCGTTTTTGGTTACAGCAGCGGCATCTGCTCCGGCACATCCTCAGCGACAATAATCATGGCGTGCGTCTCAAATTCAAAGTCGGCTTTGGCCTGTTTCCATGACTTCGTGCGCAGGCGTCCGGTGAAGCGCTGCCACGCCCGTAAATAGGCGGTTCTGCTGGTGACGGTAATGGTTTTTTCTGCCAGTCTGATGTCCTCATGCGCCAGTATCTGCCAGACGTGAAAGCCGATACTGTCCGCCGGAATGAACACGGCATACGGTTCCTGTTTAACCGCCAGCGGGTAGCCGTAATCGTGCAGCCGCAGCGCATCGTCCCCTGTCACCACATGATACTGAGTATCAAAACGATAGAGCGTGATGGTCATAACAGCGCCAGGTCAATATCACGGACAGCGGCATTGGCAAAACGGGTGAGCGTCTTCTCGAAATACAGTGTTACCGTCCCCTCGCCACCGTCGCGCTGCTTGGCGACGATCAGTTCAGCAGTATTCGGAAACTCCGATGCGGGGTTATAGACCACATCACGATACAGAAACATCACCACATCGGCCTCAGCTTCCAGATCACCCGACTCTTTTAAGTCGCTCAACACAGGGCGTTTATCCTTGCGGTCATCGACGCCGCGCGATAACTGATGCGTCGCCAGTATCGGCACGTTCAATTCACGTTTGCCCGTCATGTCTTTCAGTTTGGAAGCGATGTGTGAGACCTCAAGGCGGCGCTCCCCGATGCGTTTGCCCGGTGACATCTTATAAATGCCATCGACGATCAGCAGGTCTAAATCGCCATGTTTACGGGCAATGCGGTTGGCTTTCACTTCCACCTGACGCGGGGACAGCGCTTTGGAGTCGTCGATAAAAAGTGGTAGCTTGCCACCTTCGCCAATGGACTCAACAAACCGTTCCCACAACGTTGTATCCAGATCGCCGTGCGTAATGGTGCGGGACGGGATGCCGGAAATCATCGAATAGAGGCGGCTCATGATTTCCTCGACTTCCATCTCCATCGACAGAAATAGCACTCTTTTACCCATGCGTGCGACATGCAGCGCAATCGCCAGAAACAGCGCGGTTTTACCCATGCGCGGGCGTCCACCGAGGATATAAAACTTACGCTGAAGCCCGTCCAGCAGCGTATCCACTTCGGTAAAGCCTGTCGGGATGCCCTTCAGCCCGTGAATGGGATTGTTCACCTGCTGTTCTATCTGGTTGTAAAAGGCGATAGAGGCTTCACGCATGGTGACGGTATCGTTGGGCAGCGCGTGTTCGGTAACGGTGAATAAACGTTCCTCAGCCTTGCTCACGATCTGCTCTACGGGCATGGTTTCGTTGAGCGCCAGCCCGCGTATTTCATCCGACGCGCTCAGCAGCTTACGGCGAATGGACGCGCGTTCCACCAGGCGGGCATAGGTTTCGGCGTATACTGAACTCGGTGTATTGCGAAACAGGCTGATGAGATAGGTATCGCCACCGATAGCCTCAAGCTGTTTAAAGGCTTTCAGTTCTTCGACCACTGTCAGGTAATCAATCGCTTTTTTCTGTTCCAGCAGTCGCAGCATAGCCTGCCAGATGTAGCGGTGACGGATCAGGAAAAAATCCTCCGGCTTGAGGATCGCGGCGATATCGGGCATCACAACAGGATTGACCAGCACCGCGCCAATTACGGCTTCCTCGGCTTCCTGGCTGAACGGCACATTTAATGCCGGGGCGGGAGTAGGTTGTTGAGTCATGAGAATAAGGTCGCTTTCTTTTCGGCCATCTTACGGGCAAGTTCGGCGCGTTCATCGGCGCTGATTTCACGAGTTGCAGGCGCGGGCTGCTGGGACGGGCGTGCTGGCGCTGGCGCTGTAAATTCTTCCCATGCGGAAATAAAGGCTGCGGGATCTTTGGGCGGGTCGGCGTTGGGTTTATTCACCTTCCACTGCGCATATACAGCCCGTACCCGCTGGGCAATCATGGCGTCTTCGTTCACTTCGTTGTAGGTCTTGCCCAGATGTTCGGCAAGGCAGGTAATCACCTTACCCACACGTCCCGCGTTACCGTTTAAGACTTCAGGACTGAAGCCGGGGCGCATGTGCCAGCCGCACTCGGCAATCGCGTCAAAGGTCGGGCTGCGTTTCGCGGGCGGTTTGGTCAGCTTGTAGGTCGCATACTTCGCATCAGCATTGAGTACACTGCCCTTCACAGGAACGATGCCATGTTTCGCCCATGCTTCCAGCAGTGGGGCGTAGTCCTTTGGCGTGTAGGTCTTGGCGTACACCTCCTGTTTTGCTTCATTCACCGGATAATACTTGCTGGCGGTGAACCGTCCCTTGGCCGCTGGGACTGCGGTTGTATTCTTTTCGTTTGCAGCGCTGGGATCTGTCCCTGTTTCTCCTGAAGGCGAAACGGTTTCGATTTGACGAAAGTCATCCTGTGAGATTGCCGCAGGCAAAGAATCTCTATTCTTTGTAGTTATCTCTGTAGTACTCTCTGTTATGGATTTGACGATTTTCGTTAAGTCCATTTGACGATTTTCGTCAAATCCAATTTGCGGATTCTGTAAAATCGACTGCACACGATTTTTAAATTCTGGCCAGTTAATGCGCAGGTGAGTCGTCGGGACATCATTAAATTTCCATGTCCTGACAATGATTAACCCACGCTTGGCAAGGCGTTTAATACAATCGCGGGAATAGCGCTCAGTAATGCGGCATTCATCCCACCAGTCCTTTGCACGTTTCGCCAGCCATAATTCCCCATCGCGCTGGATCGTCATGCGCGGTTTACCCGTTTCGAGATTAAACCCATGCCAGAACATAATCTGACTGAACATAATGCCATCAATCAAATCACCATCGTTAATGTCTACATAGATGCGCTTCACGGCGATAACATCCCGCTGCGCATTTTCGCTGGCTAACCAGCCTTTGACCCACTCATCCATAGCTCATCTGTTCTTTGGTTATAACGAATGTTTGACAAACCCACACGCCTCCGCTAGACTAAAGGCGTGTGGTGAGACTGTGACGCTGCGCGTTCGCACCGCTGAGCGTCCCGATGTTATAGCTACCTACCAGATGCCCCGGAAACGGGGCGTTTTTATTTCCACCCCACTCAATTGAGCTGCGTTATTTTTAACGCATCTCCGACAAAATTACAACCGTCATCTGGCAGGTAGGATGTTAAAGATCAAAACGGAATCTGATCGTCCGGTATCTCCACAGTCCCCGCCGCAACGGGCGCAGCTTCGGCGGGCGTCTGCTGCCCCTTGTCGCTGATGTAATACGACTTGTCGCCTTCACCCTTCACTGCCCACTTCAGACGCACAGGGGCCACCGCCTTCGGCTTGTTATCCGTGACCCAGGACTCGATGTGGTTGGCGCTGTAGTAGGCTTCCCCCACCGACTTTTTAAACTCAGTCGAGCGCCCATAGACGCGGATCATGCCGACAGCAGTTTTGAAGTCGATGTACTGCCCGTTGTAGAAGGCAACCGTTGAACACACGTCCCACTGCTCCTGTGTCGCGCGCTGGACGATGGCGTGTGTAGCGTCTATCGGGGACTTGTACGCGCTGTAGAATGTGACTTCCATCTCGCGCTCGACCTGCTCCACCGACTTGCCGAAGTTGTCCATGATCCAGTTGGCGAAGATCGCCTTTTCGTCTTCGGTCCAGCCCTTCGCTGGCGGCTGCGCATCCACTTCCCACGATTTCAGGATGTGCGCTACAGCTTCTTTCCCGCTGTTAAACTTGGCGTTCCATGCCTTTTCGTTGTTCCACTTATCGACCGACGCATAACGCAGGATTTCGCTGTGGCTAATCCCCTCAATGCGCTTGGCTACCGCTTCATAGAGCTGATCCAGCGTCGTGGGGTTTGCCCACTGCGTCGAGCCGTTCATATTGCTGGCGTCAGTCACAATGCGGCGGTTCGTGCCGTTGCCCAGCGTTTCCTTCGCTTCCTGCGTCGTGATGACGGGATGCGGCGGTTCTTCCGGCGGTGTAGGCAGCGTGACAACCTTCTCAGGTGTAGGCTGCTGCTTCATGACCTGGATTTCACCTTCGATGATCTCCCCAACAGGCGCACCGTTTTCGTCCAGTTCGGTGTTGGGGGCCAGTTCTTCAACCGTGTACAACCCGCCGATGATGTCACTGCACAGAGCTTTGGCGGCAATACTGACCGCGCGCCATGTCCACATCTGCGCCGGATATTTGTCACGGTTGCTGTTCAGTTTGGCGCGGGCGTCATCGTCCCGGCCCCAGATCGCCGTGTATTCATCGCCGCTGTCAAGGCGTTTCATGCTGACCACTGCCTTGCCATTTTTCAGCGTTTCAGCGTTGTCACTAATCGATACCCGCACCTTACCAGAGCGGCGAATGAGCGCCAGCATCGCCTCACCGGAGCAGGTCGGCACGCCACCGGAAACGCTGTAAATCGTGCGCAGGGATGTCATGGGGGGAATGCCAAGCTCAAGCCCGTACATCGCGATAAAGAAGGCATCCTGTGCCGTTTTCGCCTTGCTCATGCCGGACTTTGACGCCAGTTCTGCCAGCTTCCAAACCGCCTGAATGGTGTCGAGGTTGGGAACGTTCGCGGATAGATTGCTGGATTGCGCGGGGATAATTGCACTTGTGACCATAGAATTTACTACCTTCACATTTCCGTAATTCGGGATGGGCGATTTCGTGTTAAAATTCAGGCAGGCACGAAACAGGTTAGTTTTGTGTCTGCTGCAAGGAAAAGTTCCGAGCGCTGGCAGGCGCCTTCAACACTCACCAGCGCTCGGAATGAACCATCGTCCAGACGCGTAAGCGCCCGGACTCGTTTGTCGCCTGCAAAGGTCGGGCTGTGGAAACTGGCATACGCCCGACTGTCGCAGACCTCGGCGATGTCTCTGACGACTTCACGCATATCAGCGACTACTAAAAACCACTGCCAGCCTAACATCGCCAGTCGCTTCACAATATCCTCAGGTGGTGCTGCATACGTGGACATTTTTTACTCCTTAAGTGTATCATAATCTTCAGAACACATGTGTTACGTGGGTTAAGTGTATCTCAATTTTTGTCGTTGGGGTGTATCCTTTCGCTCGGATATTTTCATCGCAGTGCGTTTACTGGTATCCTCTATTTGTAAATAAATCATATTATGGAATTGCGGAATTGTCAATCAAACAATTTGACAACAATTCAGAACACATGTACAATATAGGGGAAAATATGTCTAGGAAAACAACGGAGGGGTATGTGAACGTTCAGGTGAAACGCGAGGTTCACGCGATGCTCGAATTGCTCAAAGAACGAATGAACGCCAATAGCTTTTCCGAAACGCTGGAGGAATATATTCGTGCGCACAACCCTGAAATTCCAGAAGCCGTGAATGCCATTGAAGAAGCAAAGCGACGGGCACTGGGACACGGGAGACGATCCGAATCGCAGTAAGTTGGCGTGCTGAGTAGACAGCGGTATAGTGTTCTCACCGTTATCAGAAAGGTGGAGAACAATGGGAAGCTCAAAAGACATCAAGCGCCAGCAAAAGAAAACACAGAAGACGATGAAAGCGCTAACGAAGATGATTCCGCGCGTAAAGGTTCGGCGCGTAAAACGTACTGGCAAAAGCGGCGCGGGCTGCCCCTGCTCGGTTTTAATGCTGGCGGGGATAGTCGGAACCCTTGTGCTATTGGCGATCTGGTTTACCTGAATCGCAGAGGAGTGATTTGAATGATCTATTTTCTTCAGCGTGCCGATGGCGCGATTAAGATTGGGTTGACAACCAATAAGCGTACTCTTGACTCGCGCATAATAGTGCTTGATAAACAATTTGATGGGATAAGACTTTTTGGTGTTATCCCCGGTTTTATTAAGCATGAAAGAGAACTTCACGAGAAATTTTCCAATTATCGAATAAGGATGGAACCAAAGAGGATTGGGTATACCGAATGGTTTTTTCCGTATGATGAATTGACTTGTTATATCCAGAGGTTTGCAACATCTAATATCATGTTGTGTGTGAGGTTTCAGTTGCAGCGCAAAAAAAGCGACAATCTCCTTGAGGAATGGCAAGACTATGTAAAATCTTGCACTCAATTTTTTAACGCACGAACCAATTTGGGTCGATGGAGCTGTGGGTTTTCTACATTTCCACATTAGAGCATTGTCGCGATCGGCAAAATATGTCCAATGCATACGAATTCTTTTGCGTTTTAGCGATGCGCAGGGGTCGATGGTAGGAGGCGTGAAAAAACAGGCTTTAAATGTCATAACGGCAGCGCTCGATGTAACAATAAACAAACGTTCTAATCAGTGTAACACGAGTCCCAACGGGATAAAGATATAATCTGGTTAGAACTTCTGTTCCACTACGATTAAGTATAGGGTTGTGACGTATCGTTATATTACGGGATATTTAAGCGTGTGTACACTGGAATACCGTGAATGTTTGGTTATAAGTCAGTTGTTCAGTAAGTGTTAAGTGAAGGCGTTGACAGTCTGTAACAGCGGATAGACAGGAGGTTGTAAGTGAGATGAGCGACAGCATCGTCCTGATCCCCATGAGCGCAGAGGAAGCGCGTACCTGCGTGACGGACATCCGTGAGCATATGCGCGTGTCAGATGAACAGCATCAACTGGCGCGCAAAAAAGCACATGACCTGTGGCAGCGCGAAGGCTGGAAAGCGCTGGGGTACAGCAGTTTCCTCAAATGCGCACAGGCTGAGTTTGGTAAGTCGTTCCAGCATGTGTACAGACTCAAGGATGCGGTGGAAGTCGAACAGCAGTTGACTTCGTTTTCACCTCTAGGTGAAAAGTTTGCCCTGCCTGAAACACACGCCCGCAAGCTGAAGTCACTGCCCACAGCGGAAAGCCGCTACGACGCGCTGAAAGTTGCCGAGCAGATGGCGTCCAGCGAGGGCAGCGATGTGGTGGCACAGCGGCACATTGAGGCGGCGGTAAACGTGACCGCGAAGAAGCTGCGGGTGTTTGCCAGCCGTTACGCCCCACTGTCGCAGATGGTGACAACAGGGGCGCTCAGCGTCGAAGATGCCGAGGATATTGCGGTACGCATTGACAGACTGAAACCGCAGGCGAAAGGTTTTGTGTTGCAGCATCTGGTACGTGCTGGCGGAATGCGCGGGGATGTGCTGAGTTTCATCGGGGAGCAGTATCAGCGTGGAGATGACCCAATTGCGGCGCTGATACTACAGACGGTGAACGCCACTGGCTGCCTGGATGGGACGCTTTTAAAGAATGCCAACATGGATAATACCAAACGCGCATTGTATGAGGCGCGACTGGAAGTGGAGAGCGAGCAGGCGCAGCACGAAGAAGATTACGGCCCCGTCAACCTGACGCTGTGGGAGCGTGACGTGGAACGTTCAGCGGCGGCGCTGGTGACGATCATTGATAAAGCGTGGGCACAGCTATTGTGGTATCGGCTGGGTGAAGCGCTGGGAGTCGGGACAGATGGCGCGCGGTGACATCACCACTACCATTCGCTGCGATGTCTGCGGACATCAGTGGTTTGGCTGCACCGACAGGCGCGTGAACATTCGCGCGGCACGCCAGCATGTGCAGCGAGCCAACGGATTCAAACGCCTGCGCCTGGCGGGCAAAATGGCAGATGTATGTTCGATGTGTCAGGAGAAGATGGCACGCTTAACGGTATAAACTGAGATGACCAACAACAGAGGATGCAAACCATGAAAGTGATTACACTGGCCAATGAAAAAGGCGGCGTCGGCAAGACCACGCTGGCCATTCACATCGCGGCAGGCTTAGCCATTCGCGGTGCAAAGGTTCTTTTAATCGACGCCGATGGACAGGGGCACGCGACATTCGGGATGGGGCTGAACAAAGCGCCCGGTTTCTATGACATGGTCGTGCGCGGCGCGGCATGGGCAGACATTATTCGCCCGCTGGCCCCTGAGAGTTACGAACCGCCCACAGAAGCCTCTAAGGGGTTTCTGGCGGTGCTGCCGGGGAACAGTGAAACCATGCTCATTGGGCAGAAGGTAGAAAATTCACTGACGATCAACGCCCGTCTGGAAGAACTGGCGGGACTGTTTGATGTCGTGCTGTTTGACACTTCACCCACGCCGAGTCTGCTGCATGGCATTATCTACATGGCGACAGACGGCATCATCTACCCCACCGAATGCGAAACCTACAGCCTGCAAGCGCTGACCGCGACGTATAACAACCTGAATGTGTTTAGTCGCCAGCGCCAGAAGCTGACAGGCGTCGGGGTTGATACGCTGGGTATTGTGCCGATGATGCACAAAAACACGATTGAACACAACGAAAACCTTGCCGATCTACGTACCAATTTCGGCGACATGGTGACCGCGCCTATTCCCAACCGTGTGACGTGGGTCGAAGCATCGAACCGCCGCACGCCCGTCTTCCGCTACGCGCCACGTTCGGCTGCGGCGCGTGAGGCATGGGCGCTGGTCAACGGGGTGCTGGCGTATGTCGGATAAGCGCAGCGGACGCACTTCAGCCATTACAGGCGTTGGCGACGAAACCGCCAGCGCATTAAGTCCTGAGCAGCTCGCGCTGATGGGCTACCAAATTCCGACGACGCGGCATATGGTGGCGGAAACGACATTACCCGATGGCGCGATTGTGCCGCAGGGCGATGGATCGTGGCTATTGTCTGGCTTCAGACTCACAACCACAGGGGTTGATATTCCGGCAGATACTACCGAAGCACAGTGGACTGCATTAGGCGTGATGATCTGCAAACTCGGTGCGTCGGTCCAATGGCTCATCGGGGACTGGCTGGCATTCGGGGATCGGCGCTGGGGCAAGACGTATGAGCAGGTTGCAGAACTGACGGGATATGAGGTGCAATCGCTGCGGGATATGGTCTATGTTGCCAGCAAAGTATCGGTGCGCACCGATAAACTCAGTTTTGCGCATCATAAGGTGGTCGCAGGATTAGCGCCTGAAGATCAACAGGCATGGCTGGAATGGGCAATCGAAAACGGCGCGTCGTCAAAGATGCTGCTTGCTGCAATCAGAGAATGGCGTAGGCCGACTCCCCTATCAAGCGGTGCCGATGGGTCGCAGGTGCAAAAAGTGTTGATTTCACGCGAAAAACCGCGCGAATTTCGCCAATTCCTGAAACTGGCCTCCAAAGCAGGGCAGGGGGATGTTAAAGCGAAACAGCGCGCGCTGGGGCAGATTGTCCAGTATCGGCAGTGGTTGGATGAGATGGAACAGTGGTTGAAGGGGTAGAAGATGGCAATACGAAACATGACGCAACCCAAACTGTACGCAACCATTGTGCTGCCCAACGAACAGACCATTGAGGTTCCGGTATCGGTGACGCTGGAAACACCGAACGCTGTCACCCTTGAGCCGGGGCGTATCGCAATCAGCATCGACGTCAAACTGCTGACTGTTCGCGATGATACCGGACGCGTGTACACCGTCATGGTAGATGACGCGCCGCTGGTATTTGTCGCCCGTAGTAATGCCGTGACGCAGATTATGGCGAGGGTTGAATGAGCGACGGCATTGACCTGACTCCTATCGTCAAAGGGCATTTTGTCTCCGGTGATGGCATCTTGATCGACATTGGTGAAACGATTATCAAGCTGTATCGCAAGCGCGGCGCGGCGGAGATGGAACTTGTGGCAACGGTAACACGTCCACAGAAGTCCAGCGTTAGACTAGACGGGTTTGGGCGTGCTGCGTTGGACGATTTCAGCGATTGGCCTACCCAATGGGCAGAGGACGCGGATTTGTTTACTGGCGAGTTCGAGATACAAGTATATCCAAAGGGCGGTGACGAATGATACCCACAGCGATTATCCACGAATTAAACTGCCGTGCCGCGATTCGAGCCTCGCAGTTTGGGCAGGCCACCTATCAGGCATACATTCCGCGCCAATGGTGGACAGAAGACATGCTATTGAGATATGAAGCTGAAGCCGTTGCCATTACAATGTTTGTCGAAGAACCTGACTTTACACGCGATGGCGGCAGTGTCACACTTGATGAATTGACAATCAGGCTGCCGTTAATGCATCCCTCGTTGGACAACTTTGGAGACGTGCCAAATCCCGCTGTTGAGAGATGGTTAGGGGCTGATATAGAGATACAAGTATATCCAAAGGCTAGTGCCGAATGACACCACAACGACCCCCACAACCCTATTTACGCGGCTTTACGATGTTTGACGTGGTGCGCACGATGGACGGGCGCGAAGGTGTGATTCTCGACCTGTTTACCCGTCAGGAGGCGACGGTGGGCTTCTGGAACGAACCACTGCGCGCGGGGCTGGAAACCGCCAGCGCCACAAAGGAACACCACCCGTTAGACGATCTGACGTTTGTGAGGACGCTGGAATGACTGACTACAGCACATGGCCTGATGCGCGCATCAATTACCACATCGCTTGCATGACGGGGTGTAAACTAGAGGTGACCCCTGAATACGGCTCCTTGCCCTGGCTGCGACTGGTGGATAAAAACGACAGTCACATCAAGGACACCGATGTGACATGGGGCAGCATGGAAACACGCCGCCAGTTCTGGTCGTGGGGCTTGTGGGCGAATGATGCAAACATGGCGCTGAAGCTGCTGACCGACATCACAGTTATTGAGTGTCACCCCACCACTAAACCCCCTTTAACATGGTACATGCAATTTGTTTACTATCCGGCGCGCGAGGTGGTCGGGTTTGAAACGCATGTGTTTGCCAAGTCGTTTCCCCGCGCGCTTTGCGAATGCTGGCTCATGTGGCAGGACGCCCTTAATCCACTTCGACAATCCGCAGATCAGCCGTTGCCACGCACGCCACGACGCCACAGGGCGGGTTAGCCACCATCATACGCTGTGCATACCACAGCGCATAGATTTTCGCCTCATGCTCCGGCTTGGAATAGCAGATGATAATTTGTAATGCTGGATATTTGTCGTTGAAAAGTTCGATACGAGAAAAAGGTCCATCAGATTCAATGGTGGGGGCGAGGTAGGGATAACCATGTTCTCTCAGTTTGGAATACACAGTTTTAGCGATTTGTTTTGTGTCCACTTATGGTTATCCAGTAGTTAAAATGAGATATGTATAATGTAACATAGTTCAAGATACAAAATCAAGAATATTTGTTCTACGAACGAAAATGAGATATAATTGGGGGATTAAAAGGGATACCCAAGATGCTTGACCATCTTGGGTATTGATCGACTTACTTGAGGGCAAGTCAGAAGGATTATACCACTTATGTCTCCTAAACACCCATTGTCTACTGCTGGGATATACATCATTACTTGTACTGTGAACGGCAAAATCTATATTGGAAGTAGCGTCAACATAAAACGGCGTTGGTCACAGCATGTCAGTGATTTAAAGACAAGGACGCACGACAATTGTTATCTACAAAATGCATGGAATCGACATGGCGAAAAAGCTTTTAAGATAGATGCTCTTGAGCTATGCGATAAAAGCATATTAGTAGAACGTGAGCAATTTTATCTTGATACCATGAAACCGTTTAAAAGCCGGGGGTTTAATATCGCAATTACCGCACAAAAATCTCAATTGGGAAGACCTGTGACGCCTGAGCATCGTGCAAAAATAAGTGCGGCACGAAAAGGGCACTCAGTATCAGAAGAAACACGTGCAAAACTTAGCAAAGCACAAAAAGGGGTTGCTCGGCATTCCGAAGAAACAAAGCAAAAAATAGGGGCAGCAAGCCGAGGGCGAAAAAAGTCTCCAGAGACAGTAGAGAAAATGCGCATAGCACAAAGGAACAGATCCCCAGAGAGAAATCTCAAAATATCTATGGCCCTTAAAGGGAAAATGCACCTCCCTAAAGCTTTAGAAGAAATGAATAAAGCCCGCAAGGGGGTGCCTTTACCCCTTGCGCAAAGAGCAAAAATTAAAGCGTCCTGGAAGCCGGTGGGGTACGCGATTCCTAAAAAGTGGATTGTAACATCGCCAGATGGGATACGCATTGAAATAGTCAATCTTGCTAAATTTTGCCGTGAACATGGGTTAGATAGCGCTACAATGAATGTGGTAGCGCGGGGGAAAATGAAATCACACAAAGGATGGAAATGTGAGCGTTTAGATGAATAAAGCTGTACTGCAATAAAAAGACGCGCTATCACAACGCGTCTTTGGCTTTTTCTGCGGCGGAAGTGGGGAGCTAAGCTATCGTCCCATCTTCGCCGCTTTCCAGAAAATGATTGAGGTAAGCGCTGTTGCCCTGATACTCATCTTCTGGCGGTTCCTGCCCTGCGGGAACGTCGATAAAGCCACCTTCCCAATACACGCGGGATGGGTCGAAGTCCTCTATTTTGTAGATACGATTTGTAAGCGTGTGGTCGAAGACCGCCAGCAAAACATCTCCAACAACATCGCTCCAAAAGATGCGCTTAATCTCATATACGCGACCATCTGAGCAGATGCGCCGGAACCCGACATGCAACCCATGTTGCGCGGCGGTAGCAATGGCTTGTTCGTTATTCATGTTCATTTCTGCCCTTTGAAACTACCTTTAAGCTGCTCCCACTTATCCAGTTCCGTCTGCAACGTGGCTTTCACGCCTGCAACCGTAGTTGCACGATCTGGCATCATTTGTCCAGGATGAACACACAGATCTGCGATTCGGTCTATGCCGTACTGGGTGCAGACACGTTCCATCATGGACTGGTTATTACGCAGCAGCCAGAGAAATAGCTGATGAAAGTTGTATCCATCAAGGCTCAGGATGCGCAGGATTTCAAGCTGTGATATCAGGCTGTTGGTGCCGATAATCCCTTTGATCATCGTGTCGTTAGCCGCTTCGAGGATGCGGCGCTGTTCGTCATTCATGGCTGATAATCTCCCCATCATCTCCAAGCTCCCACACTTCGGGCGCGGCGGCCACATCCTCGACCCATGCGCTGCGGTCAATCGGTGTGTTAGACAACTGGCGCATCGCCTCCTGAGCCTGCGCCATGTTGATGAACGCACGATTAGCTGCCTGTGTCATCATCATGTTTGCGTCATGCAGTTCACGAAGGCGTTTATCGACAAGGTTGCTCTTCATACTCAAATCGTCTTTGAGTGTCGATTTAAGAACAGCCAATGTCCGTGTTTGCCACCAGATCATGCAACCGAGAGTAATGATAATGATTAGAAGCAAGGCTTGTATCACGCCCATTCCCCCTTCAACACACCAGTTCCCTCGCACACTGGGCACGGCTCGAAATAGCCCTGCTCATTCAGTATAAAGCCTTCTTCATGGCAGTGGCTACAATTCCATGCGCCTTCCTCACGAAAGCGTGGTTTGCCGTTTTCGTCCTTCGGCAGACGGGCCAGCGTTTCGAGGATGGTCTTTTGACGGTCTGCTGTGGTCATGAAAGGATAGACCACGAACGTCCAGCCCTTGTCGTTGACTTCCGTCAGCAGTGCAGCGTCCCGGATCGCGCCTGAGAGGTTGCCATACACGCGACCAGGCGCTACACGCGCACGCCTGCACCACGCGCCTGCGTAGCCCTTGCCACCGAGATAGTAGCCGCGCTGCTGGATGATGTACTTGGTTTTCGTTACCATGTTATCGCTCCTGATGAAATGGTCACAGTTCAAGTTTCAACTGACGTTCTTCGTGTGGGCAATCTTCAAACAGCGATGCAATACCACCGCTGGCGTCGAAGGCTTCACAGGTCATGCGCTCGACAATTAGACCATCGCAAATCATCTCGTACACCCGTTTAGCGGTTGATTTACTGCGATGGTCAAGACTCACAGCGCGGACGCATCCGCAGTCCTTGCGCCCGATGTAAACATGCGTGGGTTTCTGGTCGGTCACGGCTTTTGCTCCATCAGGTCTATCACGGGTTGAAGCGCTGCCTGCATCCGTTCCTGCACCTGCGGCGTTAAAAATGGCATCATCGACTGGATTGCGTCCAGCAGCGCATTGTTGATGGTCACGGCGCGGGACTCAATCTCTTGCAAGCGTCGCACCTCAGCCAGCAGCGCGCGAATATCTGTCAACGACTTACCTAGTACCACGTCGCTGTCTGTTGATTGCACAGGAATGCACATGCGCCATTCATGTTGACGCTGGCACAGGGCGTACAGTTCATTCTCTGAGGCAGCGGCACGTTGTTCAATAGCTTGTAGTTCCTGTTCGTTCACAATTCCTCCTCAGCGCCACCGAGCGCTATTAGAATAATCTGCTGTGCCATCTGGATTGAACCTTTTAGCGAAATGTCCAATTCAAAGAGTTCATATAACGTCGGGTTTGAAGGGGCTGTTCGCGACATTGCATCTTCCAGCAGTTTATCGACACGTTCCAGCGCCGCGCGGTAGCTGTCAGGCAGATGCAGCGCACGCTTGGCGTTCGCCAGATCAAGGCGGCAGGCGTTCAGCGTGCCTTCCAGCCACAGTTCGTAGCTCACAGGCGAATAATGCCGCGCACGCTGCTCGGCGCAGTACGCGGCGTAGTCGGC